ATTCCTGAGATGACTACTGAAGCACCTGCAAAGGCTGATGCTAAGGCAGACAAAGCTTCTAAGCTAATCACGCTTACCAAAGGATCAGAGAATTGGGCAAACGTAGTTAAGTACGTTGAGGCTAACAAGGATTTGGGCTTTGAGAAAATTAAACAGCAGCTTTCAAGAAAGTATACGTTGAGTCCGGCTGTAGCTAAGGAACTATCATCTTTAACCGATAAATCATAACCATGGCAGAAATTATTTTAGACAGCTTAAAAAAGCTTGTCGTTGACATCTTAAAGGATGATAAAGAATATTATTCAGGTGTTGGAAAGAATTACTTGTCCAACTCTGACATTGGAGTTCTGCTTAATAATCCTAAGGACTTTGGAAAACCAAGAGAGGACAACAAGAATTTTGCTGATGGACGTTATTTCCATCAGCTAATTCTTGAGCCTGAAAAGGCTGAGGCTACACCATTTGTTGATGTAAGTACACGTACAACGAAAGAATACAAGAATTATTGTGAGGATAACAATTTAGAGTTTTGTATGCTTAAGAAAGAGCAGGACGAAATCAAAAAACTTGTATCGATAATGAAAGGTAATATCCAATTTTATGACGACATTTACAGTGACGGAAATGAATTTGAGATACCTGCCGTTAATCAAATACAAGGTATGGATTGGAAAGGAAAGGCAGATATAGTAGGAAAAGATTTTATCATTGACTTAAAAACTACAAGTGATATACATAAATTCAAATGGTCAGCGAAGTCTTATAACTATGACTCCCAGTGCTACATCTATCAGCAATTATTTGGACGTCCGTTGGCATTCTACGTTATCGACAAAGGTACCGGTCAGCTCGGTATCTTCAGGCCTTCCGAAAGCTTCATCAAAGGCGGAGAAATCAAAGTAGCAAGAGCAATTGAAGTTTTTAATAAGTTTTTTGGAGACACACCTAAAGATGACATTGCCAATTATTATATTGACGAGACTCTTGATTAAAATACTTGTTAGTTCGCTCAGCCTCAGGGGTGTGCTGACAAGATAAATAGACTGAGGCAAATTTAAAAAACAAACAATGCAACAAGACGAAAAAATCTTTGCAGACGGATTCAGCTTCAAGAGAAGCGAGAACGCACCCGATTTTGTTATCGGAAGACTTTCAATGAAAGTAGATGATGCTATCGCTTTTATGCGTCAGCATGACAAGAAGGGTTGGGTCAACCTAAACATTAAAACAGCTCGCAGTGGCAACCACTACGTTGAGTTGGATACCTTTGAACCGAAAGGTTCACAGGGTAATGATTCAGGAAGCTCCTCCGGTTCTAAACCTAAACCATCAAAGCCAAAAGTAAAAGAGGCTCTTGAATCTGATGACGATGGTGGTTTGCCGTTCTAACCTAACGCCGAAGCCTGAAAATGGGGAGCTCGTCTCCCCTTTTTTTACCTTCAAACCATGTCAAATGTGATAAATAAAGACCTTCTACTCTCTCTATATATATTTATACTATCTCTCTTTTTTTTATTATTATATTTTAAATTTAAAATCGACATAAAAGACATTAGTATTAATAATCAATTAGTTAGAAAAAATAATCAAACATAAAACCGGTATAACATGGCATTACACGACATTACAATATTTAAGAACATCAGAGACACTGATACTCCGTTCTTCAGACCTGTCCAAACAATCCTTGAAAGGATTAAGGATGGGGCAACAAAAGACCTAATCAAGAAGATACGATTAGAGAAAGACAAGTCTGACCGAAACGAGATGAAGAAGCAGTTACCTGCCATATGCTTTAGCGGTACGTTCAACAAGAGAGCAGACAATGCGCTGTTAGAACACAGCGGACTTATATGCTTGGACTTTGACGGATACGACAAGCAGAAGACATTACTGCAGGATAAGGAGAACTTATCTAAAAACAAATACGTTTACTCAGTATTCATATCTCCCTCAGGAGATGGGTTAAAAGTCTTGGTTAAGATACCTGCCGACCCTGAGAACCACACAAATTACTTTAATAGCTTAGAAAGGTACCTAAATTCGCCTTTCTTTGACAAAACGAGTAAGAACCTTAGTCGAGTGTGTTATGAGTCCTATGACCCTCTAATACACGTAAACGAGAACTCGTCCATTTGGGACGTGATAGAGGAGCCGGAGTACAACGAGATAAGCAAGGTTAAAGACTCCCCTACCATACCAATCACGGATGAGAATAAGATAGTGGAGATACTCGTTAAGTGGTGGACAAGCAAATACCCAATGCATGAGGGACAACGTAACCACAACGCTTACGTTCTCGCCATGGCGTTTAACGACTTCGGTATCAACAAGAGCCTCGCCTCATACGTACTCAATCAGTATGCTACCAATGACTTTCCAATCAGAGAGATATCCATTACGATTGACTCGGCCTACAAGAACACCTCGAACTTCGGCACTAAGTACTACGAGGATGAGGAGCGTATCAATCAGATAAAGGGAAAGATTAGGCGTGGCGTATCAAAAAAAGAAATTCGCTTCCAATTGCAAGACTCCAACTTGGATAGCGATATAATCGACGCTGTCCTTAACAAGATTGAGGAAGAGAATGCAAAGCAGACGTTTTGGACAAAGAACGATAAGGGAGTCATCAAGATAGTACACATACTATTCAAGCAGTTCTTGGAAGACTCAGGGTTCTACAAGTACTGTCCGGAGGGTGGCAAGAACTACATCTTCGTGAAGGTAACGAACAACCTGATAGACCACACATCAGAAAAGGAGATTAAAGACTACGTGCTCGCTCATCTGTTGGACATTGATGACATCAGTATATACAACTACTTCGCTGACAACACCCGGTTCTTTAAGGAAGAGTTCTTGTCTTTGCTATCAACCATTGACATTTACTTCATCGAGGACACTAAGGATGCCTCATACCTGTACTACAAAAACTGTGGCGTTAAGGTAACTAAGGATGAGATTATACCAATCGACTACCTTGACCTCGGTGGATACGTATGGAAAGACCATGTCATTGACCGCAACTTCAACCTGTGTAGCGTAACAGATAGATGCGACTTCAAGCAGTTCATCAGTAACATCAACGGAAGCGATGCAAGTAGAGTTAAGTCCATGGAGAGCACGATGGGATTTCTGATGCACGGATACAAGAACCTATCGTTCTGTCCTGCGGTCATCCTTAACGATGAGGTTATCAGCGACAACCCTGAGGGTGGTACAGGTAAGGGATTAATCATGAGTGCACTTGGTAAGATGAAGAAGCTTGTCGTGATTGACGGTAAGTCATTCGCATTTGAGAAGAGTTTCGCTTATCAGTTGGTATCAGCAGACACGCAGATACTTTGTTTTGATGACGTGAAGAAACATTTTGACTTTGAACGACTCTTTAGTGTCGTTACAGAAGGCTTAACTCTTGAGAAGAAGAACAAGGACGCTATCAAGATACCATTCAGTAGGTCGCCTAAGATAGCTATCACAACCAACTACGCTATCAAAGGTGCTGGTAATTCATTCGCAAGGCGTAAGTGGGAGTTGGAGTTGCATCAGTACTATTCAAAAGCTTTCACGCCACTCGATGAGTTTGGTAAGCTTATGTTCGGAGATTGGAACGATGACGATTGGTGCGAGTTTGACAACTACATGATCAGTTGTCTTAAAGATTATTTAAGGACAGGTCTTGTCAAGTCAAAATTTGTCAACTTAAAAATACGTCAGCTATCAGCAGAGACATGCCACGAGTTTATAGAATGGTGTGGACTTGTAAGCGGACAGCAACACAGCACATCTCTTGACTCAGGGGTGCGATTATACAAGAACGATTTATACTATAACTTTATAGATGAGTATCCTGACTATGGCCCGAAGGCTAAGATGACCATAAGCAGAACACGCTTCTACAAATGGTTAGTGTCTTACGCAATCTACAAGGAAGGCGTTATGCCGGAGGAAGGCAGAGACCAAGCAGGCCGTTGGATAATAATAAGAAAGAAACAAGATTCCGAATATCAAAATCAATTGGATTATGAATAGTATAGATTATTTAATAAAAGAATTTAGTGCAATATTAGGTGTATTAAAAACAGAACCAATGCAAGATTTATTATTAGTAGATGCTATGGCTAAAGCCAAAGAAATGCATTACAAAGAACTTATGGATAGTATGCAGAGAGGAATGGAACTACAGGATAAGGAAAATAATCGTATAGGATTTAGAGAAAGAAATGGATTACTTCCCCAACAAAAAGAAACTCTATATACAGAGGAACAAGTTAGGGAAGCAATAGAGTTAGCAAGAGAAACAAGATGGATACCAAATTGTGGTAATCAATATCCATATAATCATACTTGTGATGAAATCATCCAATCACTTAAACAACCTAAAAAAGATTAATTATGGAAAATAAATTGGATTCATTGAAGGAACAAGTTGAAAAAAATAAAGAAGAGTTTTTACATAGTGTAAGAACTTTTAATTATGCGTTAAAAGTGTCTGAAGAATCTCCTAACACATTTACTGATGATACGTTGGGTAGATTGATTGGAGGTATAAACACTTCTTATTACGAATATGTAAATAGTAGACTTGAATTTACAGATGAATATGTAAAGAGTATTTTAGATAATAAATCAGACAACAATACTAAAAAAGATTAATTATGACATCAGAAAAAGACATAAACTATTGGAAAAATAATTGTGAAGAAGATTATATCACTACACCAATTAGTGTGTTAAGATATATTTCTGAACTTGAAAAACTTGTTCCCCAACAAGAAATATCAGATGAAGAAATAGAGAAGTTTGCAGATGAAGAACTTGGAACTATTAGAACTGATTTTGATTTTGGCGTTATTCAAGGAATGAAATGGTATAGAGAACAATTAAAAAGTAAATAATGAAAGAGTTAGAGCAATACGAAAAGGTAAATCAAGAAGTTGTTATTCCTGTTAAATCAGAAATGAAATTGCTTGGTAAAATAAGACCAAACAAAGGGCATAAAGTTTTTAAAATAAACACAACTACTAATGAGATATCAGAAGCTGAATATTTTTATGATGCTGTAAGTATGTTCTCTTCAAGCTATGAAAGAAAAAAGAAGCTATCAATGGAAGAAGGATTTGCTTACATATCAGCACTGAACAAACAAAATGCTATTAAAAAGTATAAAAAATTAAAGAAATGAATAAACAACAAACAATGCATGTTGGCATGATGAACTCATACAACCTGCTTATGGATAAGGTATCATTAGATACCGTAGTACAATCAGGAGTAGGAATATTTGCACACGTGCCTGATGACGAGCCAAGACTCGATGATATAGAGATGATGATTATATATTTTCAAGACCACGACATGTTTGAAATATGCTCAGAACTTGTAAAGTACATTGAAGAAAACTATAATCAGAACGGTAGCCTTAAAGGAGAGCAGTGCGACTGCGAATATCCAACCCTAAAAGAATACACACGTAAAATGAAATGTGCAACATGTAACAAAAGACTTAGAAAATAATGGAAATAATACAAAGGAGATTAGGCTACAGCAATACAGATATGCTGAAGCACTGCGAAATATTAAAATCAGTTATGTCAAAATCAAAAGAAGCTAAGATAGGTAGAGGCAAGACCGTTGAGACAATTCAGATACCTAAGTACAAAGAAGATAAGGCTATTGTTGAGAAGATTAATAATAGCCTTACTCATTACGCAAAGCACGACTTTGACTTCAGAGATTATCAGCGTGACATCATAAGCAGAGGAGTTGAGATAATAAACAAGCACCGCTTCTTATACTTAGCCATGGAGGTTCGTACAGGTAAAACACTAACAAGTCTCGGTATCGCAAACGAAATAAACGCAACAGATGTATTGTTTGTTACAAAGAAGAAAGCCATATCATCAATAGAGAACGATTTCAATATTCTTAAGCCATCTTTCTCTTTGTGTGTAATAAATTACGAGAGCCTTCATACTATCGACCCTGACATTTGTTGGGATTTAATAATCTTAGATGAGGCTCATGGCATTGGTGCGTTTCCCAAGCCAAACCTTAGGGCAACCATGGTAAGAGACTTGATTAGGAAAATGAAACCAAAGATTATATTGCTATCAGGAACTCCAACGCCTGAGTCTTACTCTCAGATGTACCATCAAGTGTTTGCCATACCGGGCAATCCTTTTGCTGAGTTCCCTAACTTCTATCGTTTCTGCGATAAGTATGTGAAGGTTAAAGAGAAAAAAGTGAATGGACTTATGATACGTGACTACACTGATGCGTATGATACAATACTTGAGAAGATGAAGCCGTACACCATCAACTACACACAGCAGGAGGCAGGCTTTAAAACGGAGACTATTGAAGAGGTACTTGAGGTTGCTATGAAGCCATCGACCTATAAGATAATCAAGAAGCTTAAGCGTGACTTGGTTGTGGAGGGAAAGGATGACGTGATACTTGCTGACACGCCTGTTAAACTTATGATGAAGGTGCATCAGCTATGCTCAGGAACTATAAAGTTTGAGAGTGGCAAGTCAATGATACTCGATCTGTCTAAGGCTGAGTTTATCAAGGAGCACTTTGAAGGATTTAAGATAGGCATCTTCTATAAGTTTAAAGAAGAACTAAATGCGCTTCAGGAAGTGTTTGGCAATATGATTACGACAGATCTTGATGAATTTAACGAAACAAATAAAATCATAGCTTTACAAATAGTTTCCGGGAGGGAAGGCATATCGTTAAAGGCCGCTGATTATTTGGTATATTACAATATTGACTTTAGTGCAACAAGTTATTGGCAGTCAAAGGATAGGATGACAACAAAAGACAGATTACATAATAAAGTGTATTGGATATTTAGCAAAGGCGGAATAGAACATGATATATATAAAGCTGTTACAAAAAAGAAAGACTTTACTATTAATCATTTCAAAAAAACGCTATGTACAGATTCCTAATGATACCTGTGATTATGTTTTTAGTTGCATGTATTGGATATGTTTATACTATTATTATTTACTTTAATGACGATAAAAATGGCAAAAAATAAATTAGCAGGGAAGCACCCCTCTTACGACAAATTAAATATGTCGCCTGAAAGAAGGAAAAAGAAAATAGCTTACGACAAGAAGTATGCTGCTTCTGAAGAAAGAAAAAGCTACAGGGTAGAACTCAATCGTGCTAACAGAAAAGCAGGAACCTATGGCAATGGAGATGGTAAAGATATGAGCCATACTAAGGTAGGCAAGTTAATATTAGAAAGCGCACGTAATAACAGAGCAAGAAACGGACACAATGGTAAATCAAGCAAGAAGTGACAGAGCAACAAATACAAACCAAGAAGATAAAAGAACTTGAGGACAAGGGGTACTATGTAATAAAGCTTATCAATACCAACAAGAATGGAATACCTGACCTCATAGCCATACCTCGTGGCTCCGATGTATTATTTGTAGAAGTCAAAGGCCCTAATGGGAAGCTTAGCAAACTACAGGAATTTAGAATCAAAGAACTTGAATCATATCAAATCAAAACAGAAGTACACAAAGGATGAAACCACAATCAAAAGAAATAATACTGTCTGACATGGACCTTCTCAAAGGAATAATTGAAGAATCGTTCAAGACGAAGATAATAACAAAAAGAAGGCATAGAGAAATTGTAGACGCGCGCATGGTGTTTGCAAAAATACTTAGAGAGAGAGGTCACATATATAAGTCAATAGGAGTCTATCTTAATAAAGACCACTCAACAATTATACACTATGTAGAGCAAGCTCCTAATATCTTTAAGACAGACAAGAAGTTAATGGACTTGTACCTTGAGTGTAGAAATAAGTTTCTTGAGAACAGAGAACCTATAGTGCTGCACACAGACAGAGATTTAGTCAGAGAAGTGCTATCTTTAAGGAGCCAACTTGATGATCTCATATCTCAGTATGAGGCTATAAAAGAAATAGAAAAAAAGTACGAAAGACTAAATTCTATTATAAATCTAATTGACCTGCGCACACCGGTTGGCAGTGAAAATCTAATCAAAAGGAAAATAAATGAATTGTTTAATGAGTAATTTATGGAGCAAAATAAAAACCTCGATAATGACAGGGCATTCAGGATACACCTGAGAATACATCATTGTCACATTACATTGTCTAACATCTACGAAAATTTAGTAGATAGAGACTTTGACTCCGTAAACAAAGACGCTAAACTAATTATAACTGAAATCAAATTTATTTTAAAAGCATTAGAAGATGATGACTTTTGATACACCTGAAGACCTAAGAAGAGAAAAGAAAGCCATTGAACTATTCGTGAGTATGTTCAGTGGCTCATACCAAAAGCTTGACCCACAAGATGTAGACTATAAAGTCTTTGACAAAGACAATAAGTTAATAGCATACGCTGAGGTTGTTAGTCGCGTGAGAACAATGGTTAATGCTTACCCACTTCCAGTACCTGCAAAGAAACTTGTCAAGCTGTTTGACAAAAGAATACCGCCTGTTATTATATGGTCTTGTGATGACGGCATCATATACGCCAAAGCAAACGAGCTCAGAGGGGAAATAATTTTCGACTCTGAGCTCATTGTTTATTACAAGAAAAGTAAGGAGTTTAAGTATATTAGGTTTACTTAGTATCTTTTAAAATATGACTTGTAGTATGATTTCTTATAGGTACCATCCCTATTCTTTTTTCTTTTTTTTCGTTTAGAATAATCGTACTCTTCATCTTCAATTATCTTTTTCTCTTTTGTTAGGTCAGACTTCACTTCTTTTTCTGTATTATTTTTTTCGTAATAATCACTACCCTCTCCAAATGTCTTTTCGTATAAATCAGGGTCATACCTTTTCATGTCTGACTTGCTATCGTATCCTTGAAGCATCTCCTCTAACTTTTCCTTTTCTTCTCGTCTCGTCATCTTCTCCTCTTCCTTCTGATCCTTTCCTTTGTATGGAGCTTCTTTTGCTTCTCTTATCTTTAACTTTATTTCTTTTCTTTTGTCAGGCTCTGTTTCTTCTTCAAGCATTCTATTAAGTGCCTCTACCTCAATTTTCATTTTATCTTCTTTCTTTTTAAGAACATCAGCTCTTTTGCTTTCTACTTCACGAGTGTACGCTTCTTTACCCCCTTGCTTTGTACTACTATTTTTCTTTGCCAATCTAAGAGAGTTTCTAAGGACAGCGTTCATCTCCGCAGGGAAACCAATAAGAGAACTACCTGTCGACATCAGTGCAACATCCCCTAATGCATCAGCCGTTTTTCTTGAAACGTATTTTTCTCTTCCATACTCATCCGTATACTTTCCGGTTGTAGCAATTTCAAATGCATCAATTATTGAATTGGCTTTGTCAACAGCAATACCATATAAACCCAAAGATTTCGCTCCATTTTGTTTGAAGCTTGTCATAAGATTGAACTTATCCTCTTCATCTATATCCTCTAAGTCTTGAAAATAGCTGAGTGCCTTATCTGCGCCAATAGCTACCGGAACGTCAAGCACAGGTAATGGAGAAAGTACATCAGTAACTGTTCCTGTAGTCTGAGACTTATTCAGCATTTCCTCTCTTTTCTTTTTATCATCATCCGTCTCATTTATACCCATTGCCTGAACGGCTAAACCTCCAATATAAGAAGCAATGAGATATTGAGTATACTTAAAAGTAGCCATTTCTGCGCCATAACCTGCAAGTGATTTAAACGCAGTTATCCTGTCTTCTTTTGTAGCATTACCTTTTTTTGAAAAAAGAGATTTCAAGTCGCTATACATTCTCATTGTCTGATTCATTCTAAAGCTTGCAAAAGGCATAACTGTTTTTACCATTACACTTTTTATTGGGTCTTTAGTATTCATGAGCTTTCCTTGCAAGTCAGCGTCTGATATGTTCTGTTGTCTATCAACCATATCTTGAGCGTAATCTGCTGCCTCTTCATTTATCTTATCTTTTGCATAATCAAACTTTGATGGGTCTATGCCTTGTTTCTTCAATCCTTTTTCATAATAAGTAATCCAAGAGGCTTTTGCTATCCATACGTCAGGCTTTTCAACAAAGGCCTTTAGTGCTATCTCATTTGCCTTCCCCAACAATTCAATTACTTTTGAAGCCTTTGATGTAGCGGCAGCCTCTGCTAATTTATTTATTGAGTCAACGCTAACTCTCGACTTGCCACCTCTGATAGCAATACCTCTTTGTGAGTTGTTAATAAAATTTACCTTGTCTTTGTTTCTGAAATAAAAGAAATCAGGCATCTTACCGGCATTGATAATTGTATTTATAGCAACAGGAATGGTCTGCTTAACAGGCTGAGTTACACCTGCCAAAGCTGTAGCTGCACCTGCCGTACCGAGGTTGCTAAGTTTTCTAAAAACACTTGTCAATTCATCTGTAACAACAACTTGCCTTTGCCTTGTAGTTCTTATCAAGTCAGGTATAACTCCTTCTTTTCCGCTATTTCTAAACAACAAATCACGGTCTTCCTTATTAGGTATGATTTTCTTTATGGCTTTGGAAGAAAAGAACGACTCTATCTGTCTTACTGTTCCTGCAGTATTAATGTCCATCAAAGCGTCCTGATATGCATTAATCATATTCCTGTCAAAAGATAAATCAAAGTATCTATCCTCCATACCATCAGCCTCAGGTCTTGTTGACTTCTCAAGTACGCCTGTCTTCTTTTTGTATACACCCTTACCGAATATGTCATTGTTGCTATTAAGAAATACAGACTCTCTTGAAGATAACTCAGGAGCTTTCTCCCCTCCTGAAAGCAAAGAGAATTTAAAGTTGGTATAGTTCAAATCTCTATCTAACTTTTTATTGTAGATGCTCTCAGATACATCAGCCAATTGGTCGTATATATCAGACCACTTATCAATCCACCAATCAACAGCCTCAATGTTTTTATCGTCTGATTTTTTTAATACCTCATCAACTGTGTTAGAATCTTTCAATACTTTGTCGTATGATTTCTGATATACATCAGCCATTTTGCGCTCCTGCTCGGTTCCGTCTCTTAAAAGTTCTATGCTCTTTTCTACTAACTCCTTCTTTCTTTTAAACTCAGCCTTTTGTTGCTCCGGGGTCCCGGGTATATCTCTTTTCATGGCTGCGATAATACCTCTCTCAGCTACGTTATCAGCCGTGTCAAACGCCTTGCCATTTGCTTTTTGATTGTAGAACTGCTTAATGAATGAATCAGTAAGCACATTCATCGTTCTTTGTACAGAAGCTTTTTTGTTTACCAACTCAGTAATTCCTGACAATCTCTTAAACTCTTCTGATGCTGCTACACCACGAAACATTTGTTCTGTTAGGTTAGGTAGTGTTGATATCTGTTGACCAAAGGCTCTACCTGTCTTTTTGCTGAAGAATAGCTTTAGCTTCTTAGCTACCACATTATTTTCTATTGCTTTTGCTAAACTATCTTTTGCTTTGTAGTCAGCATAAACTGTCTCCATGTTTGCAACTGATCCATTGCGAATGAAATTGTTTAACGCATCAATAACACCAAGCTTCTCTTTGTCGCTTAAATCCCTCATGTCCATAGACATAAACCTCTCGGCAATCTTCTTTCTGTTTTCAGACAAATCAATGTCCTCTCCGGTTAATGGGTCTTTGCCTGTGCGAAGCATTTCATCAACCATGGCAGCGCTTGAGTCAAATATCTTGTTTACTCTTTCAGTTATCTTCTTGAGAAGACTATCATCAACTTTAGTATTGCCTTCAACCTGACCCGTCTTAATTAATTCAAGAACCTCGTCATCACTTAAAAACGTAGCGTCATCGCCCATTATTCCTCTTGCTGATTTTATTAACTTGTCCTTATCAATTTTATACTGCGCCTCAAGCATCTTATCAACATATTCGCCCATCTTAGCGATGTCAATCATGTCCGCTATTTTTATGGGATTATTCTTATCCTTTGTAATCTTAGAACCCTCTAGTGACTCTCTTAGCTTTTTAGCCATTTCATTATACTCGTCAATATTTTCAACATCAGATGGACGTATTTTCAAGAATTGTTTTGCAAATACAGATAATTCTGCGTTCTTCTTTTTGTTACTTGCAAGTGCTTTTATTGCTGCTCTTACGCCATTAGCGTCATTTAGTTTGTTATCATACTCTGCATCCTCAAATAACTTCTCAGCATACTCGATAACTTTTTCAACTGCTGCATCATCCTCTAAGTTAACCTTGCTTATCTTGTTTAATAAGGCGTCTACTTTTTTTGTGCTAATGGCTCCTGACTTTTCTATTTGCTTTATGGCTGCCGCAAATACCTTTCTTCTCTCCATCAAATCCTTAGCCGTCTTTAATCCTTCTTTAACGCCTCTGCCAAATGCTTTTATCTGCTCTTTCAATGCAGCCTTTTCAGTCATGGTAACCACTTTAGGCGGTTCAATACCAAGTATTGTCTCTGCGCTTGGAGCTTTCTTTACTCTCTCTCCAAACTTCCTAACTACTTCTTTTACCATTGCATCTTGCTGAACTTGACTAGCGGTCTTATATTCATTCGACTCTGTCAATATCTTTAATGCCTCTTTCTTTTTTGCCTCAACTTCAGCCTTATATTCTTCAGCAGCAGCCTTAGCCTTATCAAGCGTTTTCTTGGCCTCTTCTATCTTAGTGGCATTACCATTCTTCTTTGCAACTTTAAGCTTGTCCTTAGCCTTGTTTAAATCCCTATCAACATACTCCTTGTACTTAGGTATGAGCAGTTCAATATCATCCATTATAGATGTCTTTGTTTCATTACCTTCAGCCATGGTAACATTAGTAGGTTTGCCTTCAGATACGGTAGCGCTTCCTGTTTTTATCGTAGTACCTAACGCTTCATTAACTGAGGATACAAGTTGCTTTTGTTGTTCTGTTCTTTCTTGTTCAGGAACTTTTAATGCTTCATTGTATGCTTCAGCAGGAGTGCTTACTGTTCCTTCTTTTAGATCAAATATTGCACTACCTTCAGTGAAGCTATCGGGAGACGCCTCATCTGCTGTTTCTTTTGCATCTCTAACATCAACTCCCTCATATCCCATTTTCTTTAATATGCGAGTTTCTAATCTATCTGTTTTATAATCATCTTTAGATGTCTCTTTTGAGTATTCTTTTAATTCAGAAGAAAAATCTGTATTTTTTATTTTATTTAAAAATTCAGGCATCCAATATTCTAACATTTGAGAATATCCATATCCTCTTGAATTGTTTTCTATTGATTCTTCAACAGTTAATTTGTTTTTAACTAAGTCGGTAGCTAATCTTTTTAGTGCATTTTTTACTACCCAATATTGAGGTGTTGTCAATTTGAGTAAATTGTATTTTGAAAAATCAACTATTTTAAATCCTTTTTCTGTAGATTTTCTTGATTCTTTTCCTACAACTTTGTTGGGATCTGATACAAAATAATATCCTGTAAATGGCATATCTCCATTGTAAGATTCTGTAGCATAATCTGATTTATCTTGTAAATTTCCAACATGATATCCTGCATCTTCAAAAACTTTAGATGCAGCATTAGCGATTAATTTAGGATTTTTTTCTGCAATATTATTAAGTTCTTTCTCAACATCAACTCCTCCTGTCTTAGTCTCCGTTCCTTCAGCCATAGTAACATCGCCACGCTTTGCCTCACTATTTCTTTTTAGTAATTCATTTACTGCCTGTTCTTGCGTTCTGCCAAGAACATCTCCATAAAAAGACTTTGCAGTGTATGGCTTTGCTTCTGCTTTATTGAAATCAGCATTAACAAAGTTTCCAAATTCCTTATCAATGACCATTCTACCTATTGGTTTGCCATCTAAAGTAACTGTTAGATTGCCCCTACCATCATCCTCAATTTTTGTATTTTCAAACTCATACCTCCATGATCCTGTCTTAGTTTCCGTTCCTTCGGCACTGGTAACATCGGCACGAGTTTTTGGTTCCCTGCTCATTGGAACAGCTTCAGATTCATTTTCTAAAGCATAGTCAATAAGTTCTTGTTCTGTTTTAAATGCACCACCAAAAGCATCTTCGAAATCAACCTTAAATCCGTTCTTTTTATAGAAATCAATAAGTTGCTTTTTGCTTAATCCATCACGGCCAAATGGCTTTGCATCAAGAGTGAGTTTTACACCAAGCGCATCAGCAGCATCTGTTATATCTTTCATAACAGCCTTGCCGGTGCCTTTGCCTTTATCAAGAGATAATATTGATTCAATAGATATTTCATTCCTATCTCTCTTGTCAAACCTATTAAATTCTAAAGAAGCCTTATTTCCATAAACAAATGACTTGTTATCAATAGGATTTTTTTGAAGCGGATTTAAACTGTTAAGTTTATTAAGAAACCTATTTAGTATATTATCTTTTACAAATTGAACTTTTTGAGGTTCTTCTTTTTGAGGTTCTTGCTTTTCATTTTTATTAGGCTCAGGAATTTTGAAGAAATTATTTTCAATATTCTTATCAGGATTTTTGCTTCTTTTTACTAACTCATCAATAGCTTCTTGCTTAGACTCTCCAAGTACATCTCCATAAATCCATTCAACAGAATAAGGTTTAACTCCTGCTCTACTAAAGTTTGCATTTTGCCAAGTTTTTTGACTTGGATCGTAATACATTTTACCTATCTCTTTACCATTAAGAGTTACTGTATGCTCGTTATCTTCATTCTTTTTGGTTTTAACTATATCTGTTCCACTTGTCATTGTCTCCGTTCCTTCGCCACCGGTAGTAACCTCAGTAGGACCACCACTTGTAGTAGCGGTAGCACCGCCTGCACCAATGGTAATTGTTGTGCCTTTAGCAGAAGCAGGAGTAGCTGTAACCTCAGGAGTAGACTCACTAACTGTAGCACTACTACCTGCTTGAATAGTTGTGCCTTCAGGCCTAGACTCAGCAGCTTTATGCGCCTCAAGCATTTTCTTGAAGTAGTCTAACGAAGCGACGTCATCCTCTGTTGGATTAGCTTCCTCTTCATAAAACTTAATCTTCTCCTCGTAATACTTTATAGGGTCAGCAAAGTAATCCTTAGCCTCTTGTACATCAGTCTCATCATGATTATCGGGGTTATCTAAGATTTCTTGGAACGCGTCTTTCTCATCAGCGATGGCTTGACTTTGTTCGGGAGTGATTTCAAGTTTGGCGTTTCCTTCGCCCACTTCTTGCAATCCCAATTCGGGTTGTTGGCCGAGTAGCACGCTTTCATTTGTTGTTTGCTTTTGAACGGCATCTTCTTTCTGTTTATTGGTTACTAATTCAGTTAACTCATTATTTAATTCTGCAAGTTTTGCTCTTTTCGCATCAATAAATGCTTTTATAGACGCTCTCTCTGAAGGTAATTTTGAATTTGTGAACTTATCTGACAAGTCACTCAGTTCAGCATCCAAATTCATTATCTCTGTATTCAGTTCTCTTTTTCTTGTGCCAAACGTAGAGTTATCATAAGCATCAGCAATAGCCGATATCTTATCAATTATCATCTTCTTCTCATTTGCTCCAAAGCTCTTATTGTTATTCATTAAATTAATAAGCGCGTCTCTATGCTCAACAATGTCATTGATTGTATTGTGAGCATCTATTTTATTTTGCAACTTAACAGCCTCATCTCCAAGCGTCTTCTTTTTTTGCATGTCAGGCTCCCTCAGTATTGCTTTTTTTATAGCATCTCTTGCGGTCATCATGGCTTGTATATCGTCCTGAGTAAGATTTGGGTCGTAAGATATATCAAGGTTCGCCTTAGTCTCATTTATGACTCTTCCAAGAGAGTTAATTGGATTGTCACTGAGTACGCTCTCATAGTAGTGGTTAGCTTCATTTTGGTTCTTATATATTGAACCTGCATGCAACAAACTAAAACCAACGCCAGTACCTGCCTCCATAATCATTTCTTCAGGCGTTAATGCTCTCCTTTCTGTAGCAGCAACTCTTAATGCCTTAGCTGACGTAAATACACCTGCATTTGCAAGTGGATTTGATATAGCCGTAGCTATAGCGCTATTAAGACCTGTCTTTGATATTAATTTAGCTATAGCAGGAGAGACCTCCCCTGCAGTTACACCAAGCACATGCATATACGCACCTTCAGCCGCTCCTTCTAATGCACCATATAGTGAGTTAACATATGGGTCTTCTCCTTCTTTAGTCTCAGCCATGCCTTTTATAGCACCTTTCGTTGCCATTATCTTAGTGAATGGAGAAGTGACTGATTCTTTTACAAGCTTTGTAGTTTTAGGTAAGTATTTTTCTACTACCTTAGCAGCTTGAGGAGAATATTTTTCAATAACGGGAACTGCTTTTTTAGTTGTTGTTTCAGCCCATTTAGCCGCTGCTGATTCAGCATATGCAGGATTGTCCATAGCTGCAGCCAATACCAAATCAGGAGCCATCCCTGCTATATTCTTAGTTATCTCATAAGGTATCTTCATTACTCCTTCAGGAGCTACTTTTTGCTGATACTCCTCTATGTCTTTTAATTGGTCTTTTATATTTGAAGAGGCATTGGCAAGCGCTGTTATAGATTTTGTTTTTTGCTCTTGAGGTAAGACTGAATTGATTATCAAGCTTGATACATTACCAATTCCTTGCAATATCGCTCTTGGGTCAATAGGAGACATATCTCCTCCCTTTTTCTTACTTAATTGCTCTAATTGGTTTTTTACAGCATCACTCGCAGGCTTATCTGTATCAGGAATATCTCCTCCAAAAAAATTGCTTTCATTTAATTGATTTTTAAATGCATTCAATACGTCATCAACAGGCTTTAAGAAACCTTCAGACCATATATTTGAGGCTATACCTGATACTGCATCTGCAACTTTCTTTGTACCAAGCATTGTATATGCCTGTGCTTTAAGTGCAGCATTGCCAATCTTAGATAGGATACCATCATCCTCAGTCTCTTGCGATGATGACCCCGATGAAGCATCTGCCGAAGACGAACCCGAAACGACTGAATTTTTTTTTTCAACGGAAGGTTCAGTAGCCTTTATTTTGTTCAAAAAAGAGTCTATAGGAATATCTTTTGTAAACGAAGGGTCAATAGAACCTACCCATCCATGCATTTCCTTTGCATAAGAAGGGTCCTGCATTTTCTGAATGAATGTAGCGTATGGAACATCGGTTCCGTATGTTGAATCATTTTGCACAATCCAACCATATAGGTCTTTTAAATACTTCTCGTTCATTTGCTTTGTTTTAATTTGTTGTTATTTGCCTCCCGGTCTTGGTGCAGGTGTTTTCTTCACCGGCGCAGGCGCAGGCGCAGAAGCAGGAGTCGGCTCAGCCTTTGCTTTTTTATCAGGATTGCTTTCAAAAAAGTTTTGAGCTTCTGTTGCATTTGCATTTTGAGACAACCAATTTAAAATGTTTTTAACTTGTGATTTATCATCTACAGAAAAAGTAACACCCTTTTCTTTTGATATGTCCTGTCCTTTCTTGTATATAATAATGTCATCTGTAGTTCCAAGTGTGCTTTCATCAGCCTCAAATGTAAATCCAAGACCACCAAATGTAGAGTTTAAATTAGATGCAGTTTCTGTAGCTTTATTTGGCATTATCTGACTGTCTAAGCTTGAAGACACATACTCATTTATGTCTTTAGTATAAGACTTTTGCCCAGTCTCTTCTGAGCCAATTGCTTTTCCGGGTTTATTTACAGTTTTCCCTTGAGAGAACTCTCTCGCATACTTAACAGCGTCTGTCTCATCAATTTGAGTGTCTGAAATATACTTTTTAGCATATCCCATGATACTTGATATAGCGCTTCTTACCTCATCAGGTGTTTTAGGAGCAAACTGAACATATTGCCCATCTGGTCCCATTACGTTGAAAATAGGATTCTTGTCTGCGTCTTCTGTTATATAGTTAGAAATGCCTATTTTATTTAAATAATTACTTGCATCACTTTGCTCGTTAACGCTACCTGTAAAGAATTTTCCTACGTTCTCTCCAAGATTTTTAGCGCCTTGCTCTTCTTTTTTAACTCCATATTCAAACTGCTTTCTTCCAAGTGTAACATCACTTAATTGACCTGTAGATGATTGAATTTTTTTCTCTACATCAATCTTGCTGATTATTTGGTTTCTTGCATAATCAAACGCTTCTTGTCTCTGCTCTTTATAATGAGGACCATTAGGGTCTATTACATTTAATCCTGTTGATGGGTCAACCATTGCCAATATTTTAGTCTTATCTTTTGCCGCCAACTCCTTATCATAAGTATATGATTCAGCGCCATACTTACCTGTATTTTGAGTTAGTATAGACATCATGTTGTATGGCACAGATAAATACTTTTCTACGTTATTATCTATTGACCTTAAGAACTCGTCAGCAGCTTTTTTACCCCCCGGAAAAGTCTTCTCCATCATCTCAGGAGAGTTTAAATATTCAGTAACGCTACCTGCTCTTGACATTTTAGCCGCTTGCAAAACAGCCGTTCTTAAAGCTCCCTTAGATTCAGCGTCCCTTGTAGTATTGCCATCTAAATCAAACGTAGGTATATCTGTCTGCATATTCTTCATGCCTGTACCAACAGGAATAATTTCTCCTGTAAGTTCCATTAGTCCCGTCTTCTCATTTTTTTTCATCTTGGCTAAATTGATAACCCCTGTTGCAGGGTCTACAACAGCTTTTGAATTAGAGAAATCAGCATACGCTTCTATTGTAGACATATTAAAAGCATTTACAGCCTGAAGGGAATTGTCTGTTATTCCTTTCATTTTTTTTGCGTATTCGCTTTGATATGTTTTTTGAAGATCAAATAACGTGTTTGTCCCATCTAATATATTGTTGTTAATTAAATTAATTTGCTTTTCACTTATTTTGCCTGCTTTAAAAAGTTTCATGGCAATTTGTTTTTGCTTAGTAATAGCATCAACGGCATTACTCGTAAATGCATTACCATCCCTATATTGGCCCATAGGAGAATTAGCCAATGTTTGAGAAAGTTTTCTATCTCTCTCTTCAATACCAGCTTTTCTGTTCTCCCTATCCTTTATATCGGCATCAATAACGTCAGTAAATCCTTTTGCGACTGACGCCCAATCCACATAACTTGAATTTTCTCTTGATTGATATCCGTAACCTATTGGCATGTGTTTTTATTTTAAAACTTAAAGTAATTGTAAGCATCCATCCAATTTGGAGTTTTAAATCCCGAACCAAGTTTAGAGCCTTCGTTGAAATTTGTATTATTATACATCTGTTGCTCCGCAAGAGATTTCCAAGAAGGCATTGTCTGAAAAGAACTTACATTTAATTTAGATGATGGAACTTGTTGGGCCCCTGATGGTTTTTGTACATTTGGTATACTTGAAACTTGACCTTGATTATCAGTTTTATTTGTATCATTCCCTTTCCCTCTTCCAATAATCAATGGCACTTGCCCAAGACCATACTCCAGTGCTTTTGCTCCGGTCTGATATCCTTGTTGTATAGCCATAGCTCTTGCTTTAGCAGCGTCTTCAGACTGTTTATTATATCCTTCAGCTTCTGATAAACTAATTTGTGCCAAATTCGTTTTGATTTTAGCATCTTCTTCAGCGCTCATCTTCTCAAGGTTTAATAAATCAGCATTAAGAGCATCTCTTTGAGCGCCTTGAGCTTCATTTTGAGCCAATTGAATACGTCCTGCTGTAGCTGCTGCGCCTCTGTCTCCTTCTTGACCTGCCGCTATAGCCTGAGCTCCTTGAGCAAGTAACGCTTCTCTTTCTCTTTCGTAAGCCTCTTTATTGATACCAAGCGCATCGAATGGATTAATGTTTATTTGTCTTTTAGCTTCTTCAAGCGCCTTTGTGGCATTTTGTTCGGCTTCTCTTTGCAACTTCATTTGTTTGCTTGCCTGAATAAAAGATGTAGCAGCAAGGCCCGTAGCAATTAATCCTCCTATAGGCCCCCCTGTTGCAAGACCTGTGGCAATTCCTGCGCCTGCGTTAGCTAATGACGCTGCTGATGCAGGGTCTTGTGCTCCTGTTGCGTTTCCTGTTGATGCTCCCATAATTATAAATATTTAATAAGTTCCTCTGTATATGACGCACTCTTTATATAACCAAGTTTCTCGTATGTTTCAACTAGACCTTTATTGTCCATTAAAGAGTATGCATATTTGTATCCTAAATTTCTTGCAATATTTGTAAGTGTCATTATAAGCAATGATACTGACTCTTTTCTTTCAGGCTTTTTTCTGTAAGTTTTGCTTGATATAATCCAATCAACCCAAGCTATTTTAGAATTTGTGCTATACAAAAAACCTGCACAAATCGGTTCATCTTCATCCACAATCATACACCCCCCAATTCCATTGTCAGGTAAGAAGTCTTTAGATGGAGGAGTAAACCCCCAATCCTTCCACCAACCTACAAGAATGTCATCGTAATCTGAGCTATTTAGTATTCTTACATCTAAAGCCATATTGATTACAAATATATCAATTATTAAGGAAAACTTTTCATGACCTCTGAGCCAACTCCAAACAATTCAATCTTGCTTGACGAGCCATTGGTTATGTCAAACACGCAGTAGTGACCTAATACTCCATGAGATTCAGCAACTGAGTTTTTAACTGTGAAAAAGTAGTCGTCATCGTCCGGTATGGAAACAGTTCCCGGAGGAGTTGTATCTATAACTAATTGGTTTATTCCTGCAGGATAATTTTGAATTATATTTGACACCACGCCTGCAAAGAATGTTGTTGTATAAGCAGGAGGTATAGCAAAATAAACGCTATCTCCAATACTAACAACTCCTCCTATTGATATTAGCGGCACAATAGAGAAGTTTACCTCTGTATAACCTGCTTGTATATCTCTACTTATACTTCTGCCTATTCCCGTAACCGCTCTTGTAGACAATTCTCCTGAAGCATCATTTCTAATAAACGCAAAGAATGTCTGCTCTTTCTTTTCAAACCACGTTGATGTAATAAATCCTGAGTTCTGAAGGTCAGTTACCAATGTAGCATCCCACTTAGAGTCTCCTTGCAGCACAATGGTTTTAAAAAGCTTGTTCTCAAGAACTCCTTCGTTGATAACGCCAACTAACCTTGTCGGAACAAATGGACCGGGGGGAGGCGGAACTAAAAATTTGTCATACCACTGCTGATAGAAAGTATTTCTGCTTTCATTCACATTGTGTTTATAAAGGTCTCCGCCTTTAAATGTGTACAGGTAGTTGTTCATCCCTATTATCCAATCAGGATAAAAAGAGTAGAATGACGGCCAACCTTTTGCGCCTTCACTATATGTTAATGTATATGACATAGTTTATTATTTTTATTTTTCACACCCACAACTATCGAATCCTATAAATCCTATACCTGAAATAACTGTTGGTGTTGTATTATTTTTACAACAAAAAGTTGATCCGTTATATGCAAAATAAACATTTTGCTCAATGCCTGAACAATTTATAAATGAAACTCCAAGTATACCTTCAATACCAAATACTACATATCTATTGCAATCTTGACTACAGCAACCACAAGTTTGATAATGAACTAAGTCTGCCTTACCAAATATTATATCAGGCGTTGTGCCATATACTACACATAACGACTCATCAAAAGGGCCTGTAAATGTTTGCTCAACAACTGCTTGTTCTGCGCAACTTTCATACCTAACCGTTACCGTTCCTAACAAAGCAGTAATAGTCCATCCTGAGCATGGGTCTGAGCAACATGCTGTGCATATCTGCTCAGGTAAAAGAACGCATTCAACTTGCTCTCTTGTTACGATGCCATCAGAATAAAATCCGTTAGGAGAACAAATAGTAAGTGCTGCATCGTCAAACACAGCAGTCGATGAACTTAAAGATGGTCCGTTGATGTAAAAAGGTTGTGTATATGGCATATATTTATTTTTTAAGCTCCACTAATACAATCGCAACAAGATGCAATTGGGTCATTTTCGCTATAACATAATTGAACAGGAACAGAATCTCTCAAATCCCATATCAAATACAATGTATCTCCATCTACCGTATCAGGCGTAGAAAACTCTGCATAGTTTACATTGTATATTGTTACATTTGGACTTGCCACACTTGATGCTGCAATCATTGCACTAATATCAGAAACATTATTTTCATACAGAGTATTTGTTCTAAGGTATCTAAACTTATCTGATGCAGGGTCAAATACATAATCATCATCTCCTATCTTGTTTGTTTGTATTCTAACTGTGCTTCCTTGCGTAGGGAATGAGCCTGCTCCTGCAAATCCTGAAATCAAACTATACCAAGAAACAAGAGGGTTCTCTGTACCTGATAAGAATGTTACAAGATTAGATTGTGTTGGTCCAACAAAAGAACCTACATCATATCTGTATTCTGCATGTATTGTCTTTTCTGAATCGTAATTATTGGTAAGTACAACTTGAACTACCTTCATAGCCTCAGGTGTAGGGCAATTAACAGTTACATCTAAAACGACGTTGCCTGAATGTTCAATTTCAATTTGAACTGTGTCTACATAGTTAAGGTTTTTATTAAACGTAAGGCTGTCGCTAAAATCTATAAACCCTGAAGTAAAATCATTTCCATTATAAAATGCTGTAACTTTAAAATCTTCCCCTGAATCAATGCTTACTACTGTCCATACTATATCAACAGGTCCAACAAGAGCACCTAAGTTTACACAATAGTTTTGTGTTGTATTCCCTGACAACGTAAATGTTTGAGATGTACCACAAGCCAAGCATGATGGGTTGTTTGACAACTCTCTATCAGTCATGCATAACACATACTCATTCATGTATGGGTCAAACCCTCCAAGTTTCTGAGTAGAGAATGACGCATTGAATGTATCTCTAAACCATGTCCTCATGTTCAAATCTGAGATTACATTTAACTGCTCATTAGAATATGAGTTACCTTGAAGCTGAATTACTGCTCCTCTTTTGGCATCTGTAAAGAACCTATCGTAACCCCATTGTACATAGCTCTCAGGATTGAAACTAATGCCGTATTTTTCGGTTCTTGCAATCTGTGTACCCAACACCTCAGGAACTGATGAAATAGCTCCTCCTGCGGCTGAATCAGACAGCAAATTCTTACCTGCTAATACATAGGATATTTTATCCTCTTGCAAAACAAGCACGTCAGTTTCTCTTCCGTCCATTTTGTATATCTCTCCAAAAGAAATCTCTAAAGCCTTATAGTTAAGCAATCCTGAGTTAAACTCATTTAGCTTATTTAAATTGGTCTCAGGATTATAAATACCACTATAAGTAATGTCAGCAAATCTATCTGACTCTTTATAATCTTGAGCAGCAACTGTAGTTACTCTATTCCCTAAATTAAAAGAACGTCCTGAAATAGAGTCTCTTATTTTATAACTCTCTACACCATTTCCAAAAGCAAAGCAATTAAAGAATTGAGTATCAACTATACCGGGAGTATTTGTAGCAATATCTTGATTTTGAATATTGCCCATGTGATTACCATCTGCATCAACTTCAAAAGACAAATCATTCTCAAAAAACACATCAGGCAAAGCTTCGTCAGGTTCTGTTTCAAATACAAATACGGTATCTGCTCTAAATACTTGAATGTCTAATATTATTGACGATGCTCTTGCTGCAGTGGGTCCGCAAGACTGAACGGCGCTTATGCATAAACTAAGTCTATTATTTGACTCTCTGCACCATTGCCAATGATTTGTATCAAAAGTATATCCAATAAATATTGGGCTAGCTAACAATGCAGTAAAATATTCATTTCCCACCGGAGTAGCTCCAGATCCAACAGTAGAAGTGCCATTATTTATAAACTCTTTTATATTATCTCCATTCCACCAATCTCTCATATCATTATACGTAGTGGAAGAAATAAAAGTTTGAGACCAAGTATATATTCTTTTTTCGCAACTCCTATTGCCATCTCCCGGGCCTAATCTCTGAGTGGTTATATTTATGCTAATTTTGCTTCCTGCAGGAACGGTATAATCAACCCAAACGCCGGGAGATGTTTCCGTATTCATATCGTATGACATTATAGGGAATCCTCCATTTAATGCAGTCTCTGTTTTAGTTCCGGGAGAAATTATAGCGTATGGGTCATCTGTTACCGAAAATGAGTTTGGATTTATTTTCATGTATACGCCACCGGGAGGAGTAACTCCTGTAACAGGCTCAATAAATCCTTTTATTTTTGACTCTATCTCAAGCACAGTAGCATATACGCAAGTTTGCGTTGGGCCATTAGAGTCTCTTTTAACAATAAACCTATCTCCACGTTCCACCTTTCTTGCATTTTCTCCTTCAAGAAGAAAATATACTGCATTATCTGTTGGGCTAGAAAAAAATATGCTTGAGTATATAGTATCGTAATTCTCTTGGTCAGGCTTAATTACAAACTTATATCTCTTTGCCCAATAAGGAGCGACTTGTGAAGTTGGTATAGTTACATAAATAGAGTTCTTTGTATCTGAATTTGAACATGGCACATACTCTGTATTGTTCAAACTTACTAATGCTGTACTTGACCTGTTAAACTCATCCATATAAACAATACCAATCTCGTAACCCCTATTGCTATGCAAGCTTTTTGGACTTGCTATTTCTTGGAATGTAGCACTTGCCGAAGTGACACTATAATACTCAAAAGCATAATCAACAGGAGTGGTAAGGTTATCTACGTACTGCATAGCAATCATTTGGAAACCTATAATCTTACTTCCCGGACTTGTTATTATTTTAATAGGCTGACCCAATCCTGATATACCACTTGCATATTTTTCTAACGCATCTAAATTTTGAGGTAGTGCACAATTAAGCTTGTCTGTAAATGTAAACCCATTGCAAGGGTTTGTAAGGCCTGCAGGATCATATACAGGAAGTATATTAGCAAGAGTACCAACGGCATTTTGAAACTCGGCGCTTGTTGCCATCTGATAAACAGATGTATAATCTTGAGAAAGTGTAAAGTAAAAAGAAACATTTACGTTTGATGTTGTTTCTGCAGGAGTTAAAGGTCCTGAGAATGATTCATGCGTAATCGTTATGTCTAATGAAAATGACGCTCCATTTTTTAAATTTGGCTCAACTGATATAAAATCTACATTTACTACTGAATTAGGAACTACAACACTTCCATTGACAGTATAAGCATCGCCTGTTGTTGTATTATCAAAAAGCAATGTATCTCCTATTATTTCTGTAACAAGACTTGTTTGATAATTAAGGCTTATTGTCCTTCCTGTTTTGTCAATCAAATCGTATCCTTCAACATAGTTTCCATACATAAGCCTATTACCCATAATGGTCTGAGCCTTTGCGAATCTTGGAACATTATCAAATAATCTTAAAAGTTCAGATTCAGGAAGTATTGTGAATATTTTGCTATTATCAAAATAGTATTGATAATTAGTATCGTCATTTAACCCCAAATCTTTCTTATCAAGCTTCTCTATAATTTTTATTATATTGTTATTGGCTTGCTTAAAAAGTAAATCCACACCCACTACAAGCGGACCTCCTGTATTGTATGTAATCCTTGCAGCATTACAAAGATTCACCATTCCCTCATTCAAGTAGCTGTTTATGCTAAACTCAAAATTCTGAGGAAGAAAAGCAGGAGCAGACCATTGAGATGTAGCAGAATATTCGCCATCGGCATATCTATATCTATAAGCAAAGCAAATGAATCTTGTATCCATATAGTTTTGCTGACCACCTGTAACTATAGGTTCAGCTCCGGGAGACTCAATAGGAGGCTTCTTAACTACAAGTAAACACTCTGCGCTAAATTGATCTATAGACGCTACAGGATTTGGATACCTATTCGTAGTTGGTTTTACATTGAAAAATCTTGGAGGGTTATAATCATCCGTAAAAAATATCAAATTCTCTATCTTATCAACCCCTGTAATTAAATACTGCGGATTAAAATTCAATGTAGTAGCTAAACCTGACCCATCGTCTGTACTTATTATATGATAAGTCAATATACCTGTAAGTACATTTAAGGAAACTATCATATCTAATTTACCTGTTAGACTATCTCCTCCAAAGGTTGAGTCGTGAACAAACCAATAAATAGTTTCGTTTGCGCTATCGGCTATTGCGCCAATGCAAATCGCATCTGTACTTAATGGCGTGCCATCTATATATGTTAGAGCAGTTAAAGCTAAATTACCCTTTGAATTTTCAATGGCGCCAATCTCGGAGTTCTCTGTAGAACCCATACGTACATTCATGGCATCTATGTATTCTCCATTTGGGATTACACGTTGGTCATAGACCTTATTCATTCTGCCTGCTAAGAAATTCCTTGTAAGATTTGCCATTTTATTTTATTGTCTTGTCCATACCCCTAAGATTCATTAATAGTCTACCGGGATGAATATTACTCATTCTTATTTTTGCATTTCTAAGTAAAGCACCCCTCTCTTTTCTTGCTCTATTTACAACATACTCTTGCACACCAAATTTAGAATTTAATAACTCAAATCTAATGGCTGCATAAATATACTGCTCAAACAATTTATTAACCGTAACTAAAGAGTTATCTCCATTCTCCATGCCATCAGAAATATACTCAAGAATACAAGTCTGACCTGCCATTCCTGAGTCAAAGTTAATAACACCATTCTTCTTATCAATATTAAACGTAGGATTAAAATTAGCCGTTTCTGTATTCAATCCATAAGCAGCACCTATGCCATAATCAAAGTACCACATACCGTCTACATACCATCCCCATTGGCCATTAAACTGATGTCCTTCGTTAAGATATATACTCTTCTTTGTTCTGTGTATTCTATCGTAGTCAATATTTGAGTCTTGAGGTCTTAAGATATTCCCAAATTGGTCAAATAATATGTTGCCTTGATTGTCCTGAAGGTAAGCATTTGAAGATAGAGTTTGAATATTCTCAGTCAATGGCCTTAAGTATCCATCCTTGTAAAGAGATATTCTAACCCAATTAACAAAGTCAGAAGGCAATACATATCTGAGAGAATCAACTACTGATAACTCAAGAACTTTAATTTCTTTGAATGCATCGTAATTCAATTCCTGTATTGCTCTTTTAGCATGGAATAGTATTTTATACTTCTTTTCATTATTTACTAAAGAGTGATTTCCAGTATGCATCAACATGAAGTTGTTGACTATATCAAACAAGCTAACATATTGGTAAGAACCCCAATTTGCATCTTGGGGTGTATTACCTGAGTTTGCATAGTATTGATAATCTGATATATATGCCATTGTCTATTATTGTTGTTGACTGAATGTTGGTTGTTCGTGTTGCTCTTGAGCCATTGCAAATTGAGTAACCTCGCTCTCACGTATAGAAACACCACAATATTGTAAAATCTTCATTACTAATTTAAACTCATCTTCTTGAGGCAATTCAAAATCTTGATAGTCAGGTTGAGATTGGTCAAACACAGGCTCGCCTGCAGCAAGTGTAATATAAGTCCATTTTGGCTCCTTAGGATATCTAAAGTAAGCGCATTTAACTTGACCCAATAAACCAAGCGTAAATGTTGTAGAGAATGGGTACAATTGAATCAAAGTAGAGTCTTGAGTATAAGCAGGAAACATACTGCTTGGTGCTGTTAGATTAGAAAGATTAAGGCTTGTAATCTTGCCTGTACTTACTTTTTCAGACTCTACATAGTTCTGAGCAGATACGATATAATAATCATCTCCTGTAGAAGTAAATATATCAGCACTTAAAAATAATTCTGTGTCTGTAAGAACTTCATAGACAGTTGCAAGCTGAGGAGGAGCTGCGCTCCAATTAGCAACTATATCTCCGGCTTTAACACCATCTGCTATAAATGTTGCTGTACTATCTATTAATCTAAATGCCGAAACGCCATCATTGAAGCTATTGTCTTTTAATATTGTTGGATAACAAACCAATCTATTAATCATGTACGCCTCATTGCCTGTAGTCGTAAGAGATGGTATATAAAATCTGTTTCTTGTTATACTTGGCAAATCGTAATTAAAAGGCTTTAAGAAATCATCAACAAAAAAATACTCCATCGTTTCTCCAATTGCCTTATTGATATCAGCATAATCGCTTCCTGATGTACGAATATTCTCAGCAGTAACAGTTTTATTATAGTTACTAAAGTATTCTTCGTAAGCTTCCAATTGCGCTTGCTTTGCATAAAGATTAAAATCGGATGGAGATATATATCCGTAGTTATTTTTATTAAGCACAGACAGCACTGTGTTTCTAACCGAGTTTATCATTGCTCACTTTTTTACAAATATACAAAAAAAAAGAGGGCGTAGAAACGCCCTCACACATGAATCATCTTTAACAAAAAACAAATCAAAAACAAATATTAAGACATTGACGCGTCTAGCATTTTTAATGAGTCTATACCTTCGTCACTTTGAAGGTAAGATGCCGCTGATTCATAAGGATCATCTCCAAATGGAATAGACATCATTTTCTTTTTATTAGTTGCGGTGTTAAACCAAATTTCTTTCTCGTTATTTTTAAGCACCAGTAATTTGTTGTCAAAAAACTGACGAATTTTAGCTTGGAATTTTAGCTCAGGGTCATTGATTAGATTTAAGAAATCTTTAGGTTCGTTCTTAGCAAATACCAATATATCCCTTTTTAATTCCGCTGTTGATATTGTAGATGGGTCTTTTCCAAACATAACTCTAGTTATCATCTCAATTTGCTCTATTGAAAGCTGACGAGCTTCAATTAAAGCATCAACCTCAATATTTAATTCATAAACCTCTTCACTTGCTTCTTTTTCTTTATCTACCTCTCCAAATATAATCCCATTCAATGGATGGTAGTGTAAAAACTGTTGTAATACAGGATTGTTTTTTGGTACATGCAAAAGACCATCGGTAAAAACAACAGGCTCTAAAATTGCATTTCCGTCTTGTTCATCTTCAAATGGAGACTTTTGGTTAACCGCATATCTAAGAGCACGGTTTACATTATTTTTTTCATCATACCACATTAAAGGAAAACGTGGATGGTTTCTTGATGAAAGCGTATAAGACAATGGATTGCCTTGTTTTAATTTATACGTCTTATTTGTTGGTGTTGTATTTTTTGACATTTTATAAGATTTAATTTGATTTAAGTTATTAAAAAAGCAGGGGATTTTAATGCCCCCTGCTTTATTATTCTTCTTACCTACTATCCATAACGGAAAAGTACGAAGTTGTTTGCACCTAAAGTACACACGCAACGCTCAGAAAGGAAGTTGACCTCCATTGCATCCAAGTCGCTCGTTTGAGCACCACCGGCAGAACCTGTAATCCAAGTTTTATATCTGCGGTCTTCAGCTTCAGAAGCACGGTATCTAACGTGTAAGAATGGTCTCTTAGCGTTTTTGCCCATGATTTGATCGTAAACTGATGTAGAACCTGCAGGAACTAACAAACCTGTAACGGTACCTGTTGCAGTAGCAAGAGTTGAGTTCAAACCACCACGCATTGTTGGGTCGTTTAAGTACTTCCAATCAGACTTGTAGAAATCGTAACCTCTACGGAATCCTGTGAAGCCTAAGTTCAACGCCATATTTACGTCATTGTCGAACAAACCGAAAGAAGCAGACTGAGCAACACCGCCCGAAGTGTAACCATTCAACTGAGCCAACATATTATCTACATCAAAGCTCAATCCACGATTACAGAACAATACGTTCTCTTCAATCGCTCCTTGCTTATCCAAACGAGATACGATTGAATCCCAATCAGCAAGAGTTGTAGGAGTACCTGCGCCCCATACGTTACCACGAGTATTTACAACGTAGAAGATACCTTCAGAACCTTTGTTACCAACGGTTGTGTTAGTAGTCTGAGTTGCAACACCTGAACCGGAAGCAGCAGGAACAGCTTCAATCATAGCAGTCTCAAGATAATCTTCAAAACGAAGACGAGTCTCGTGCTCTGATTTCAAATACCAAAGGTATCCTGTTGCGCCATTCTCAGTTGTTACTTCTACCCATCCAATCTGAGCCATATCAGAGCCATTTACAGCGTATTTGTCTTTGATAATAATTGGAGAGTTTGAATAGATATCATCTTCTGCTTCTAAAGAACCAACCATCCCGTTTTGTCCTTTTTTAAATTCAGAACCATAGATGAATACAGTACAAACTGTTGACACTGCGAAAGCTTGGCCACCTGATTCGTAGTAAGCTACAGTGAAAGTTGTTGCACTTGGAACAGCAATAACGATTCCTTTGTTGAAAACACCTGAAGTGTTTGACTGAATCATTACAGTTTGACCTACACGAATTGCAATGTAAGTAACACCTGAATCAGCTACTGTGTAAGTTGCTGTAGTAGCAGCCGCAGCTCCTGCAGTTGTACATGAAGTGTACTTAATGTGAAGACGACCTTGTTCTGCCCATTTGATTTGGTCAGAGTTAGAAGGCATCTCAGCACCTACCATTCTTAAGAATGAAGATACTGTTCTGTTACCATAACGCTCAAATTCTTTCTCATAAGTATCAGGAAGATACTGATTCAAGAAGTTAAAACTTGTTATGTAGTTTGTTGCTAATGCCACCTGTTCTGCTGCCGGTTGCAGCGCGAAAGTTGGCGTACTTAATAAATTACCTGCCATTTTCTTTAATTTTTAAATGTTTTTAAATACGTTTTATACTGCGGATTTTCAGGCTTTTACCTGAATCGGGGTTTACCGCCCTCACCTGCACTCCATCAGAAGACTTAGTAATTTCAGGTGCTCTGCGCTCAGACATGTTTATATTCTTTGTCTTACGCATTACATCATCAGTAGCATCAGCCATTCCTTGCTCGTAAAAATACTTTGCAAACTTATCGGGATGCATCGCAATAGCTAAAGACTTATGGTATCCTGTTGCGTCTTTCATCAGTCCATTCTCGTCTAAGAATCTATTAATGAAACTTGCAGGGTTAGATTGAACTTTCTTTAACTCAGTGGCATCTCCCGGAGAGAACGAAAATGACTTGTCATTTATTTTGAACTCAAAACCTTTGAACTCATTACTAAATACGTCATTCGTCTTTTGGTCAAACCAACTGCGCTTACGTTCATTTTCTTCTTGAACCGTCTTAGCTTGCTTTATGTATTGTTTATAAGACTCATACTCTTCTTTCTCTGCCTCAGGAACAAATCCCGCACTTGACTCAAGGGGTATTTTGTACTTTTCCTTCTGCTCGTTAAAGAATTTCTTTGCCTCAGCTACAATCTTTTTCTTTGCAATTTTAACCTTCTTTATAGTTGACTCATCATCAATATCTTCGTCATATCTATAATCATCCATCAGCGTTTCGATATCATCTTCATCAAGACCTTGCTGTGTAGATGAGAGGTACTCTTTTAATAATTGGTCTGAATCAACTGTTTCATAATCCTTCTTTAATTTAAGGAAATCCTCAAATCCCCTTCCTGTTTCTTTCTTATATTTCATATAAGCAGCTACATCTTCGGGCAAAGGCTCAGACTCTTGTCTTTCAGCAACTAAATCATCAAAAGAGTTTATTTGCTTGTTATATCTCTTGCCAATATATGAAAGAACTTTTTGTTCATCTAAATCATCTTCTTCTACTTTCTTTTCTTCTAATACCGGTTCTAATATTTCTCTTTCCGGTTCAGGTTTATTAGTAGAAGATAAGTCTAATTTAATGACTCCATTTACTTCCTCTTCGTGTTTTTTGAGCAACTCTTCTTCTACTTGAGCAACTCCTTTTTCTTCTCCTCCGCCTAATACTTTTACTGATTTAAATTCCATTTGATTAAATTTTATTTGTTACAAAATTATATTAAATATTTGACTTTTTTAACGAGGCTCAAACTCGCCCATATCAAATCCATCTAAGCTATCTTCATTCGACTCAAAGTTTAATGGAGGAAGATTATTTTTCCTTTGATCTATTAACTTTGATTGCTGAGTATTCTGTATGCTTATTCTCTTATTCTTTTCGTCCTCTTTCATTTTATCTCTCTGAGATATTTTACCTATCTCCATGTCATGCAATTGAAGATTATAATTAAATTCCTCTGCCATCAACTGAGACTTAAACTGCATTTCTTGTTGAAGCTTCTGTATCTCATATTGAACCTCTGCTTGTTTAATTTTTATCTTCGAATTGGTCTCTGCTTCTATTTTCATCATAGCTGTTTGAGCCGCCATTTGCTGAGATTGCATTTGTTGCTGAGCAACCATGGATTGCTTTTGCATTTCCATCTTGTCAGCATTATCTTGCTTCTTAACTCTTTTCATCTTCAAAAGCTGATTGGCGAGTTTAAGATTTTTAATCTCCCTTATGTCAATAGCATCCTCAAGATTAATGTCTCCCTTTGATAATGCCATTTGGATATTTGCTTCAAGCTGTGCTTTTTGTTCTTCATCGGGAGATACCTCAATGAATATACCAAAATCGTAAATGTATAAATCCGATATGTCATTTAGTATAGATACATTGTATTTGCCAATTTTATTTACAAAGTCATCTTTAAAATCAGCATACTCAAGAATATCTGCAACTCTATATGTCAAAGCTTCTGCCATAGTTCTATATACAAATAAACTTCCATCAAGAATATGTCTTGTTGCTGTATTTGAATTAAGTGCAGCCAATTTCTGTAGACCAACTAATGAATCAGGGTCAGGCATTGAGCCATCCCTAGCTTCATTTAATCCGGTTACAGACCTAATCATATCCATGTAATGATTATAGTTGGCTATAAGCATTTGAGTTTTACTTGCGCCTGAATTAGACGTCAACTGCGTAATAGGAACTCTTGCATTATTAAACTCTCCATCTTGAGTATAACTACGCCCAATAACACTACCTGTTTGGAAGTATAATCTAAGTGCATCTTCAGGATTATAAGCATTGCCTGTTCCTAAGTCAACCTCATTCAATCCATCTGCATCTATAAATACACCATCAGGGACAACACGAGCAATTACTTGCTGAAGTTTTAAATGGGTAATTTGAATTAAATCAGCAAATGGTATCATTCTTCTTACTAATGACTCAATAACCCCTTTATACATACGTGGAGCACAAGCAACGTAATTTGGAATTGCATGTTGAGATGCAGATTTTGGACGAACCATATTTTGGGACAATTCCCATTTAAGCAATATGTTTGTTCCCATTACCATAATCCCCTCATACCACACATCAATAGTCTTCTCCATTTTCTCAAAGTTGCCCTCCTCCATCATTTCAACAGGAGGATTGAACGTATCGTCTTTCTCAATTACACGAGAACCGCCATTTTCAAGTATCTTTTTTTTGTAAACAAACTTCTTTGTTGATTTATAATTAAAGTACATCAATGTACAAGTGTCACGATGAAACAGACTATTCTGATAGAACTGAGCAACATTGTAGTAATCATACCAACTTTGACTGTACTGAGTTATCTCTTGCAAATCTTCTTTAGTCAATGATTGGTCAATCTTCATCAACTCAGTTAGCGGCATTGTTTTAATCTCTCCCCAATAGAAACAATCCCTAAAATATGGGTCTTCTGTATAACTATAAACCACATTTGCAGGGTCCACATAAGAAACCTTTACTCCTGAGCCGGGAAGGAACTCGTGTTTAACAATAGCTATGCCTATAACAGTCATGTCATAGTCAAGGCGCTTGCGTATATCTTGGTAGTGGTTTTCGTCAAATATTGTATTGATAGCTTCTTCTTCAGCAATCTCTATTGCAGGTTTATAATTAAGCTGCATATACAGGCTTAACTCTTCATCAGTATTTGGTAACTCTTCAGGATCCATTGTAAAGCCATTAAAACCTGTCTTTTCTTTTACAAGAGTTAATATGTCTTTTGATACCATCTGAGTTTCAATCATGTCCTGATACTTGCTTCTCTTTGCCTGAGACATAGCATCTTGAGCATACGCCTTTACTTTAAACAATCTATCAGACATTCCATTAACAACGATATCAACAAACTTAGGGATTATGGGAACAGGAGTCCAGTCTAAATTGAGATAAGATAAATCTCCGTCAATAGCTAATTCATTTTTGTATTTAGCAATAGACTGCTCCCCTCTTGCATATAATCTAACCTTATGGAAGTCTCTCCATTGTGCATAATACCTACATGAATTACTGTCTTTTCTAAACCATTCATATTGGATTGCTTGTCCTACTTGAAGTCCAAATTCTTGTGATGCCTTTTCAGCATCAGAAGCTAATTGACTTGGAAATGTTGTAGATTTTATGTCTATTACTATATTTTTCATCTAATCAATTGACTTATGTTTCCATCATTGCTATACCTTGCGAAGTTAATACTAATTTTTGACTCTTTTTTTTCAGGCATATACATATGTTTTTGATTTGCCATGATGGCCAATCCTGAACTTATACACGCATCAAATCGAGTTCTATCGTTAATATCAAACTTTGCCCAATCTTCTAATGTTCTTGTGAATGGCATTGTGCCCATTTCATCTTGAGGTCTATACATTCCCGTAAAGTCCATTCCTACAAACTTTTCTATGTACGACTCTATTGCTGCAGCATGAACTTGCTTGACATCTTCAGAAGAGTTTGGTATCCCTCCAAGCTCTCTCTCTGTAGCATTGAGTTTATTGTACTGCTTGTCAGGCCTATTCAAACAGAATCCTCTGTATCCTCTATTCTTAAAGTGATACAAAAGCCTTGGTTTGTTGTTCTCTATAAGTATTGGCATCCCAAAGAATACACAAGCCATAAGCACCTCCTCAAAGAATATCTCAGCCGTTTGAGGACGTGCTATATACTCTAAAAAGAATTGATTGGTTGGTGCGTCATCCATATGGAACTTAGTCATACCATGCAACGCTCCATTTGATCCTCTTCCTCCTACAACTGCAGATATATCATAAGAGTCACACCCAAAAGACCCAATATGCTCATTGCCCGGATACTTAATGCCATTTCTATCGTGCACATTATTCTGAAGATGCTTGGCAGGAGTCCAACTAACTAAAAATCTTCCTCTGTTATCAGGAGACCAAATAACTTGCGTATCCTTTATTCCATCCTTCCAATAAAATGTTCCACGAGTCAAGTAGTGTGCTTGAATCATAGAATCATTATAGTCAATCTGTTGGTAAATCTTTGTAAGATTAAAAAGAGATTGCTTGCTCTCATCCCTAAACGCATGAGACTCTGTTCTTGGGAACTGACGATAAAATTCATTGAGCGCGTCTGCATCATTTTTCAAAGAATCAACCTCTGCCTCCCAATAATCTATCGCTCCGTTTCTAATCCAACCGCCATCAACGCCCTTAATGTCTACAGCAGGCTTCTTGAATACAGGCATTCCGTACAAGTCTATAAATCCCTCCATATTCCACTCCATGGGGATAAACAAAGCGTATAACCCACTCTTTGTCTGCCCATTTGCATTACGACTTGCAACTCGAGAGTCTTCATATATGTCTTTGAAGTTCTGACCGCCCTTATTCAATGCATTTGATGTAGAACCCATCATACATTTGCCAATTATCTTACTACCTAAACGCAAACATGTCTTAGTAACACGCCAATTCTCCTTTATATTCTGAGGCTTGGTCCACTTTCCACTCTCGTCATGAGCCAAAAATAGCAGTTTCTCTCCATCATATGAGTTATCCTCTGTATTTTTCCAATCTATTGTTGTATCCAATCCTTTTATATCCTCAGTTTCTATGTCATACATGTTTTTCTTGGTAATCTTAGCTGCAGGAACCCTAAATGCCAACTCGGTTTTAGGCTTATCCATACCATCCATGATTGGCTTGAAGAAGAATGGCAGTCTGCTATTGATTGGAACGACCTTATCTGTAAACATTTTCTTTGCATCGGAACCTGTTTTAGACAACATACCAACACGAGCATCACTTGCAAGCGTTCCTATGTTAATACACTCTGAAGACGCCATAAATGAGAAGCCTGAACGCCTTATCTTAAGGTATATCATTCCAAAAGACCTTGTATCTGCCTTACACGCCTCCCAAAACAACCAATATATCCTATTGGCCTCTCTAAAATCAGGATAGCCAACATCTATACTTGCCCACTGAAGATAAATCCAATGAGACCCGGTTATATAAGTAGGCTTGCCATTATTCATGAACCAAAAACCTTCTTCTCTATAATCAAATTGCTTCTCGATATAATCTACCCAATGGTCTTTAAATTGAGCAGGCTTTTCGTTCCAATGAAATATTGATTGAATCTTAGCAAGTTCTTTCGGGTAATCTTCTCTTTGCCAATATTGCTCAGATTTCTTGTCGCTTCTTTTCTTACAATCCTTAGGCGCAAGTGGAAGTGCTACATTTAATCCTGAAATGTTATATACTTCTCCTATTTGCCCTGTCTTTGATATAACAACCATGTCATACTTTGGGTCATATCCATACTCCCATTTACTCGACTTGTTCTTTGTTGAAAGAACAGACGATGGTATGAAGTTATCCAATACCCTGTATAAATTATTTTGACCTTCTTTCTGCAAATCCTTGTTTTGTTTCGGTTTTACTAATGCCTTTATCTTCTGCGTCTATGTTTTCTCTTTCCATTTCTATTCTATTCAATATTTCAAATGCGTCAAATATGGCTAATTTCTTTGTAGCTGCAGCATTCTTTAATTTATCTGCAGCCAAATCGTTTCCATCGTCATCAGGTTTCAATATTGAATCCTCAGCAACTTTAATTAATTCTTGAACAGCCTTATGTCCTGCCTCTATAATTCTTAATTTAATTTGTTTGGTATCTTTCATCACAATTTGATTGTTATTTGATTGTCATACATTCTATACAATTTCTCTCCATCAACCTCAAATAAATATTCGCTATCAGGAGCAAAGCACACCATATCTCCGGCATTAATACCTTGACTTATTAGATACTCATTTGGGTATTTCATCACTGCCATAAGCGGTTCATTGCTAAAAGGCTTCTTAATGTATGAGTCGATTGCAGGTATAGGCTTTACAAAACAATACCTATCGTATGCGTTCCATGTGGAACCTTTTTTGTAGAGGAAAAACTGATCTGTTTCTATGAAGAAACTATCATCGCGAAAGAAGCTTCTGCCACTTTTTTGACGACCCCTCATGTCGTTATAATACTTGAAAACATTGTGATGCACAAGAAGAATGTCTCCGGGTGCAATAGGACCCTTGTAGCCTAATGGCAACTCAACGACTTCAGCATATCTGTTAGAAAACTGATGGTCTTCTTCAGATGTGCTCACAATAAAATCAATGCCTCCTATCTCCCTTGTGTTGTCGTATCGTTTTCCATTTACCGGCTTCGCTATGAAGTAGAATGGTGAACGCATTTAGAAATTTATATTATATTCGATTGAAATTGGTATTGCTGAATTAAACTCTTTCCATAGCACAATCTCCCCTTTCTGATTGATTATGTAAATCAAAACAGACTCAGAGTTTGCACTATATTTTATAAGGTGTATCTCATTAGTATCCCCAAGTATTTTCTGCCCTACAAGATAATGCATTGCTCCTCCTTTATAATCAGGTCCTATCGATATTTTTCTAATGTCCATTATTGATAAACTCTTATTTCGATTGAATAGTTTGCAAGTTGACCATCTCCATACAAAGATAAAATGACAGCAACTCCCGAACCCATAGACGTACTCACGTATGGACTGTTTTGAGATAGAAATACAGTTTTATTAATATTAAATAATGCTGAATAACCTTTATATATTCCTTCATCATCGTAGGTCCAATAAATATTCCCAATAGTATTCTCAAGAACTATAGCAGTTGGAGGATTTGTTCCTGATTGAGTTAATAATGCTACGTAAACATTATAAGGCTTTACAAAATCAGATACTTCCTGAACGCTAAAGTTTTTTGTATCATTATTATTATTAGAATCTGTTCCAATCAATTTATCTGCACCTGCTATAGGAGACGCTGCTAAATTATATGTTTCTATTCTTGCCATTGTTATATATTTAATTGTATACTCTTATTTCTATTGGTGTACCTGCTAATAATCCATCAGTCCAAGTGTTTGAAAAATTTGCTACTTCTATATAAATATAAGTTCCTTGAACATCAGGATATATCTTATTTATATCATTAATATTAGTTGGAGTTACAAATACTACAGTTTTATTATAATTAAAAATAGAATCATCAGCATTGCATTTATAAAAACCTACGCTATCATAAGTCCACCACACATTCCCAATAGTATTCTGAAGAACTGTTACTACAGGAGCTCCTGTGTTATAATTAAGTTCGCTATTACTCCCCCAACTAATTGGCGTAGTTCCTGTAGCTACAAAAGATGTACCTATATTATTATTAGGCGCTCCTACATTTGTCCAATTAGCAAGATTATCATCATTAGTAGTAATTGTATATGTAACACCTAATATTAAATCTCCATTTGATGTATATTGGTCGCTACTTCCCCCATTCTGTGTTAATAAAGCTGTATACACTTTATACGGACCTAACCCTACAAAATCAGATATCTCTTGAATAGTAAAGTTTTTTGTCTCATTATTATTGGCTGAATCTGTGCCAATTAACTTGTCTGCTCCTGATATGGGAGAAGCGGCTCTTACGTATGTTTCTATTCTTGCCATTGTTATTTAAATTAAGATTAATCCTAAAGTTGTTGATACGTAATCCCAAATAACATCGTCATCTGTTCCCCATTGCTGAATAATATTAGAAGGTATATCCAAATTGTTGACTACATAATCTACAGCAGCTTCAGGTTCCCCTTCCATTGCTATAAGTTTGTATGTAACTTTTCCTGCTCCATTATCAAAATGGTAATCAAAAAAATCAGCCAATGCTAAATATGTCAAAGACTTTTCTCCTTGAGGGGTCCATATTGATATTGGTTGTATAGGTCTTACGTTCATCTTATATATAGTTTTTATTAATATAAAAATAGTCCATAGTTATTACCGCTATTAGTAAATCCACTTGTAGCTTGCGTTGACGGTAAAGAAGTTCCAACAAGTAATGGTGAAAATCTATTTGAATTTGTCATATCAACTAATGAAAATACACCAAACCCTATCGATGAAACGCCTATACCTATATTCGCATGCGTTCCTGCTCCTGTAGTATTATAACATAAGGCAACATAATAAACACCTGCCGCTGCTGAATAAGGAGTAGTAAATGCTTTACTTTTCCAAGTGTTTGCTCCTGTTGTAAATACGGTAGAATCATCAGTTGATGATGCAACAAGCGTCAATGTACCTCCTGATACGCTATATAGTCCAAAACCATTATAAGTTGCAGCAGTAAAAGTAGAAACTATTGATTGCCACCATCTCATGCCTGTTACTGTAACTGCAGTTGGCAAATAGTATGCAGAAAGAATAATATTTCCGGGAGTTAAAGAAACAACACCATTTATATCCTTTGGTTGATAAACAGCTAATGAAGCACCTTTTATTGTACTACCTAAAGCTTGGTACCCTAGCCTAACAGGATCATTAGACAATTTGTTATTAAAAGTTGTCCAATCTGTAGTAGACAATGCTCCTCTATTTGCTGCAGATGCTGTAGGAACATTTAAAGTAATTATAGGAGTAGTTGTTCCTGTAGCTACAGTAGAAGATAAATCTGTCCCACTCGTTCCTAATGTTAATGCTGCTACTGACGTAACTGTTCCTGCAGGAATCGTTGCGACACCTAGTTTGCCTGTACTATCTGCAGTAACCATTCTTGTACTACCTCCTGATAAATTTCCATGTATTATATCTCCTGATGTATTCTCATAAGCTATATGAGTAGTGTTAACCAAAGAAGTCAATGTAGGATTGTAATACGTACCTCTTATTTTAGTTCCTGTATTTGCAGCATTGGTTATATTTATTTTTGGATTTATTAGCAAGGTATTCCCATCATAATTACTACTATTAGGGTCTTGCCAACCAAGATTAATATTTAAAATTGAAGAGTTAGCTTGATAAAAAGCTCTTGTTTGGTCAAATCCATCTCTTCTAACAAATGCCCATTTGTGTTGTGCACCGCCTTGCTCATCCTCTTTTAAATAAGTATAATTACCATTGCCAAATTTTCTCCAAAATCCAAGTGTATTTGGTAGTGTTGCAGATAGTGTATTTATATCAAATTGAGAAGACCCTGCGGCCCCTGCATAAAAATCTCCTTGGGCACCAAGCAATCCTGTAAATCTTCCTGTACCACTAATATCTAATTTGAATGAAGGAGATGCAGTACCAATGCCTACATTTGTTCCATTGTCAAATATCTGAGAATCTGTAAGAGCAGATGATGAACTCCATTTAGATATATAGTTTGTGGTACCTGCTCCTGTTACATCTCCACCGCCACTTGATACTGTAATATTCCCTGACGAATCAGCAAAGTTTCCATTTACTGATATAGGAATAAATCCTCCATTTGTTGGAAGTATAAAAGACTGATTATTGTAATTATTTGGTATTATGTCAACATAGTTAGCACCAAGCGTATATCTTATCTTATTTGCTGAATAATCTGCCTTGTAAACAGTACTTTCAAGGTGCAGATTATTAATTGCCCAAGATGAATTAGTAGATAGCGTATTGCTATGCAAATACATAGCAGGTTCTCCATAAATCTTCTCCACATCTATCCTTGCATAGCCATTTATAGTGTCCAAGTTTATGTTCCTGATACCTGTATTGCCAATATTTAAAACACTTGCTAAGTCTTGACTACCTACAACATAACCCCAAGTAGCAGGAGAACCCGTACCTGTACTCAAAAGAGCTTGTCCGGGTAAGCCTGCCGTTCCATCAGCTATAAAAATTCCACTTATTGTTATATCTGTTGCAAATAAATTAAAGTCACCTAAGTTAACATTGTCATTTGCTCCAACATACGGAACAAGAAAATCATTGCCTATAGATGCTGCAAAAAAACCGACTAAGTCGCCCATCCTATAATTTTTCGTCTGTAAGTCATTATTAGCATCACTACCAATAACCTTATCATCGTCAACTATAGTTCCGTCAATGACGTATGTACTTATCTTAGCCAATTATTTAAATTTAATTTAGTGTCAAAAGATATAAAATTTCATCAACCAATCCAAGCATCTCATCGATGATGTTCTGAAGCTCAGAAGGATAATTATTCCTTTCTGTTTCCATTATAGACATTAACTCTCTTAAATGAGAAACAGCATCCATATTTTTTGATTCAGGAATAATAAGTTCAACTCTTTTATTTTTACCAAAATATTTTTCAGTAAATGAGTCAGTCAACTCAAGTATGCCATCATAATACTGATTTAATGCTTTATGCTCAGCAAAAGATGTTGTTTGGAGATGCGCTATATGCATCATGTCTCTTGATTGGAACAATGTTCCGATGAATTTTCCCGGTGTCATATTAATTTTGTTTTTTAGTTACTTCTCCTGTTTGCATGTTAATTACTGAATCTGCGCCATATTTTTCAATCAACATCTTCTCGTGCTGACCAAATACGGTTTTTAATTCATCAATGTGCTTTAGTAAACCTTGCTTTTGTAACTCAATATCTCCAAGACCCATTTTTGCTTTTGCAAAGTCTGAGTTCATTGTTTGAATTAGAGTTAATTCTTCTTGAGTAATAAATACTGTTTCCATTTAATTAAATTTTTTGGTTATGGAAACAAAGATAATATTTATTGATGAATATTTCTTTTAATGGAGCTTCCGAAATAATAACCAAAAATAGATAACACAACGCCTTCTGAAATTCCAATAAGATGTATCCATATCTCTTTATTTTGGTCAGGTATTTGTAGGTATACAATTGCGTAGACTATAAAACAAAAAACTGATAAGCCTATTATGCCTGTCAGATAAAATAAAAAATCAAACCTATGAACTTTAGCTATTTCAATTTCTCTGTTACGAGCGGACTCTCTATCCTGAACCTCAAGTGCAAAAACTTCTTTAAGATGGTCAAGGGCAATGGCTTTGTCTTCGGGGGACAATTCGTCTGATGACGAGATGAGATTTTTAACGATACCTAAAACTCCCTTGTCAGGGAGTACATCACCTACGGTATCTAATATTTTAGGCGCTTTATCATTTAAGAATTTACCAACCTTGGTGTCTTTAAACTTCTTTCTTTCTTTATCTTCCATTACTATTTTATTTCAAAATGCATCCAATCATAATTCTTTTCAACACCTAATGAAATGAATCCGTGCTTATAAAAAATGTCGATCATTGGCTTGTATTCAGGACGAGCAAACCTTGCTGTCCTGTTTGTTTCTTTAAGTGTGTTTCTTGCGGGGTCTAAATCAATTGCTATGCCCCATGCATGCATTGACCATGCAGTGCCATTTCTCATTCTCCTATAATTGAAGCAACCGCCAAATAAATCAATGCCCAATTCTTTAATCTTGTTGTATCCATACTCAACCATCAATTCGTTGAATACAGATGTTAACCTATCTGCTATCAACTTGTGACACATAATTGTCGTAACAGTGGTGTCAGTATCCCATGCAATGCGCATAGGGTATGGTAATGTTATTTTTGTCAAGTAACCTAATCCTGTATCATTAGGAGTGCCATATTTTTTAATTGCAGATTGTGTTGTCATCTTCCTTATTCTTTATATGGCTTTTTATTTAGTTAGGAACTCAACAATAATTTTTAAAGCACCAATTCCTATTAATGTCATTGTAGCGTAAAAATAAGCTTTGTATTTTTTTAATTGGTCTTTGATATCGTCCAACTCAGATTTCATTTCTTTAAAGTCGCTAATTAAACCTCCTGATGTCTTATCAATAGGATTGCCTGTAAGTAAAGTATGTATATCCTTTAACATAACTTTCATTTCAGAAACCTCTCCTTTTATTCCCTCTAATTCTTGTGCCATAGAATCAAGTCTGATATTTTCAGTATCGGTGCTCATTTTTATTTTTTTATTTTACCAAAGTGCATTAACTAATGTTGCTGTTGTACTTGTAGACCTAAGTCTTTTTACTTGAATAGGAAGTGTTGTTCCTGCAGGTACACCTGCAAAAGTAAGTTGATCTCCTCCTATTGTTATTACAGATACATTCCCTGTTCCACCTACATACAAAAAGCAACCTGTATTTCCCAATCCTGCTTGTGCAGACATAGAGTAAATGGTATAAGTTTGTGCTGTTGTTGTAAATATATCAGCGTTCAACGTCAACTGAGTTGCGCTGTCTACACTAACTACAGTTGCAGCCGTACTACCTGTGTCATTATGCACAACATCTCCCGGATAAACAGGATTTGTTAAAAAGTTTGCAGCAGAATTTATTAGCTTAAGCGCTGTTGCAGTGGTATTTGTTCCTGATGAATTAACTGCTCCCGGAAATGCAACGTCAGCATTATCTGAAGGATGCGCTCTTAACGCTCTCGAGAAGGTTGTTTTAAATACAGACATGGTTTATTTTTTTTCGTTGTTATTATAAGGAAATGCTTTGTTCATTTTCTTTCTTCTTTCTTCGCATCCACAGTCATCTTTGCCTACGGCCTTTGCTACTGCGTGTACTACTTTCTTGATTCCTGTTGCTGTTGTAATCTTGTCGATTGTATCTCCAAGACCTCTGCTTTTTTTATTTGATTCCATTTGATTTTATTTTTTCTTTTTACCGGCTACTGCCATCTTAGTAAATTGTTCTTTGCCATATTTCTTACGGCCTATGTATGCAGCAAGAGCATTCGCTCCTTCTTTGCTTACACCTTTTTTCTTGTCTAACTTAGACGCTAACTGTGTGAACTTGCTCATGATTATCTATTTTTAATTAGTGACCAAATAGATCCTATTGCTGTTATTGCAATACCAATAGTCTCATTGATTACTTCTTCACTTGATACTCCTTTGATGATAAGTATACCACCAATAAAAGTCAATGTGTGTCTGATTATTCCTAATACTTGTTCTTTGTTCATAGTTTTAATATTTACCTTTTCTTCCTTTCGGATTAGATGTTGTTGAACCTCCCGGACCTGCCCAAAGATTTTTGCATGCCCAATACCTTGCAGATAATTTGTCATTAGCTGTGTCACAACTATGCCTTGCCTTGAAACTCTTACGAGCCGCAGCAGAATAGTTGTTGCCATAACCGGTTGCACCAAAATGAATAAGTTTCTCCTGACCATTGGCGCAGGCCTTAACCATCTTTTTCTTTCCCGGCCTATCAGATGCGACAGGCCGGTTGCAACTCATTTTTGACTTATCTGCCATTATCCTTCATTTACAGGTGTAGTAAAATCTCTGCTTGGATGACCTTGTAATTTAGGATCAACTTCTTGAGTTGTTTCCTCAACTACAGGAGCAGCAGTCGGTTGTGTTACTTGCTCTTCAGTTGTTTCAAGTGCTGTTTTTTTTGCCATTGTTGTTTATTTTAAAGTTGCTTTATTTGTAATCTTGTTGTAATTGTAATCAGATGCTTTATGCTTTGATGATTTTACCGCACGAGCTACCGCCCTTTCAGAAGCAGTCATTGCATTTTTCTTAGCACCCTGAGATGTGAAAGTCTTTCCATCAAGTTTTAAGTCTCCGCGATTTATTAAGAGACCTACTGCCATTGAGCGAGAACCAACTTGAGAAGCAAGTCTGTTTATCAGTTGGTTCCTGCCCATGTATTTCTGACTCTCAAATTTCATTAATACATTTTTTTAGCCATGCTTTTACCTTTGGCATCTTTTACCATTTTCTTTGCTACGCCGCCTGCTTTCACAGCCATGCTTGATTTGCCTTTCATACCTTTTGTTTCTTTGATTTTAGAAGCCATTGCGCCGCCGCCACCGCTTGGCATTTGCATTCTTGAAGATGCAGGTAAACTTGGTGTTGCTTTTTTCATTTTTTTATTTTTAATTGTTAGTGATTAATTGTATCCTGAAAAACCCATTCCTGACCCTTGACCCGGACATCCTCTTCTTCCACAACGAGGACTTCTAAATGAGTGCCTAACCTCTCTGTTAGTTTGTCTTTGCGCTTTTCTTTCTTCTCTTTTCTCCTTGTTACCGAGACCAAGAAATGATGGACTTGAAGAAACTGCACTTAATTCTGGAGTTGCTGATAATGGATAATCGCGTCCTGATAATTTTGGCATAGTTTTAATTTTTAATTATGATTTTTTAGATTTAGTAATTCTATCTACATATCCTTTTGAAACTTTACGATAAGTTTCTTTTCCGCCATGAAGTGTTGCTTTTTGAGTAAATTCTTTTTTACCTGAAGACAATCCGAATGTGTCCGTAGATAACTTTTGCAACATCTGTGTTTTATTTTTATTTTGCCATTCAACTTTTGGAGCTGAATTGCTATAGTCTTTTTTCAATGCTTCCTTAGATGCATTTCTTTCTGCAGATTTTTTTTCTCTACTACTCATTGGAGTAGGAATAGAATCAAATGCAGGTGTTGTTGACAATGGATAGTCGCGTCCAATAGTTTTATCTTTCATAATTAGATTATCATTTTAGGTATAGGTGTTGCTGCAAGTGGGGTGTCAGGTCTAAAGTTGGTTTTATTAACAAGAGCTCTACCGCCAACCTGTGCAGTATTTGGTATTGCTACCGGCTGCGCACCACGATTAACAAGTGCCCTGCCATCAGGGTTTGTAGTTTTCTGAACTCCGCCTTTATTTACTAATGCACGTCCCATAATTAATTGTTTTTAACAATTGGTTTTTTTACATAAGTATTATCAATTGCTGCAGGAGTAGGAGTTGCAGCCAAAGGAGTGTCAGGCCTATTGATTCTGCTTCTTGATTGCTTTTGAAGCATTGTCGGACGAACCTTATTTGCTAACTCTACAGCTTTATTGTATTTGATTGATACTGGAGTATCTGTTGCAATTGGTTTTTTCTTATCAGGCATAATTTTTATCTTTACCAAACAAAGATAATAAATTTAATTAAATGAAATCACGTAAGAACGACTACATGAAATATTGGAAAATAGTCAGACAATTTATTAAGGCAAAATATAAATTAACCCAAGCAGATTTGGATATCCTGCTCTTTTTATACTCAGAAGATTATTTTAGCAAAGACAAATTCAAGGAGTTTAACAACCTATTGAGTTGGGACGTAAAGAGATTTAATAGGTTATTCTCAGAAGGATGGATAGAATCTTTTAGAAAAAGAACAGGAAACAGACGCGCATTGTACCATCTGACGTTCAAGGCAACTCGAATGATTGACTCAATGTACAAAAAATTAAATGGGGAAGAAATACCTGATACACAGAATGGGAATCCTATGTTCTACAAGAATGTAAAGTATTCAGATAAGGTTTACAAAAATATGATTATCAAAATGAATAAGGAGATTAAGGATTCAAGACAACAACAACATCTCTCTCCTGAATAATGCTGAACTGCTCATCATTGATTATCATGGTGTAACCATGAGCCTTGTCGTAGTATATCTCATCGCCTTCGTTGATAACCGTCACGTCAGTACCCGGCTTGTGTACGATGGCTCGCTTGTATCTCAATTGATTGGTATCTTCTCCTGACAGGATTAACCCTGACTGAGTCTTAACCTCTTCGTCAACATTTTTTACTACTATAAATTTTCCGATTGGTTTCATAATTTAAAATTCAGTGTTTACCCAAATTGGACCTTTCTCTTTGTTGTAGGCAGTCATGACATGCTCTTGGAAATAATCCTCAGCGTCCTCTATTGGCATGTTGTCAACATAGACCAACACGTCAATACATTTGCCTACTGAATATACAAGACGGCCTGAGTCTAAATCAACTCCAATAACCGCCTCGTTAAACCCATTAGCAATCACAAACTCATGCTCAGGGTACGCATTTAAAATTTTACTTAATGTCTGACTCATAACTCCTTGCCATTGTGATGATTGCATTAGTGCTTAAGATTGTAACTGCTACGCTGATTGCGTTCTGAAGTGCGCTTCTCGTAACCTTCAGTGGGTCAATAACACCCATCTTGATTAGGTCTCCCTTCTCTCCTGTTTTCAAATTATAGCCAAATCCTGCCTCTTCCTGCCCATTATAGATGTTTGTGACACATAGGCCTGCATTCTCCAATATCTGCGTCAGAGGAGCCTGTAATGCGTTCTCAAGTATAGACCAAGCTATATTCTCCTCATTACTACCTACAGTTGGGGCAATCTGCTCTGCGTCAATCTCAGCAAGTGCCTTGCCGGCACCGGGAAGTATACCCTCCTCCAAGGCAGAACGAACAGCACATACTGCGTCATCCACTCTGTCGTACAGTTCCTTCTGTTCTAAGTCTGTGTTGCCACCGACAAAAATGACACCTATACCGCCCGTCAAAGACGCGATACGCTCTAACAGGAAGTCTTTGTCATTTTTGCGTGTAGCCTGAGCGTGTGCCTCCCAAAGTTGTGCAACCCTCTCGTCCACTTTCTCCTTCTTTGCTCTTGCGTCAGACTTAAGGATAACAGTCTTGTCCTTGCTCACGATAACCTTTGCCGCATGACCAAGGTCAGCATATGTGATATGGCTTAGGTCGTCACCTGTCTTCTCGCTGAAATATGTCGCACCTACACTAACCGCTATGTCATGCATCACCTCATGCTGCTTGTATCCAAAGTTCGGAGGAGGAACCGCACAAACTTTCAAATTCCCCTTCATCACATTCGCCGCCAACGTGTTTACCACATTGCCATTGCATGGAGAAATGATAAGAAGCTTCTTACCCTCGGTAATAATTGGTTTAAGAATATTCTCAATCTGAAGGATATTTGCTATCTCCATGTCAGCCACTAAAACCATCACGTCCTCAAAGACACACTCGTCCTTTTTTTGATCGTTAATGAACAGCGGACTGAGATACCCCCTGTCAAATTTTAACCCCATGGTTGTCTCAGCATACGTGTCATGTGTTTGACTCTTCTCAACTGTGACGATGCCGGTCTTGCCCACGTCCTTATACACCTCAGCAATTATCTGCCCAATACTCTTGTCATTATTCGCCGATATAGTCGCCACGTCAACCAACATCTTAGTCGTTACTTTTTTGCTCTTGGCTTTCAACTTCTCCACCACCTTACCGCTCATGTCCACCAAATGTCTCAACACCTCAGTACGATTGTGGTTGTCCTTTATTTTCTCAAGACCTCCTAACACAAGCGCCTCTGTCAAAACAATTGCCGTAGTCGTTCCGTCCCCTGCCGCAGTAGCGGTCTTGTCCGCCGCCTCTTTCATCATCCGAACCGCAAGGTTCTCAACCGGGTCTATCAAGTCCACAGACTTAGCTACGGTTACACCGTCCTTGGTTACCGTAATGCCATGAGTATGCTCAGGAGATTCAATCAAGACAGTATTACCCGAAGGGCCTAATGTACTCTTAACAGCTCTGCACATTTTCATCACACCGCTGATAAGCTTCTGTCTTCCGCTTGCACCAAACTGCAAGTCTTTTGGAGAGTATCCGTTCATTTGATTCGATTTGATTATACCACAAAGATAGAGAAGATGATTTAACAGAAAAATTTATTTAAGTCTGATAAAGACCTAAAGGTCTCTAACGACGGAATGTCAAATTCATCCTTCCCTATATATATATATATATTTCTTCTTCTTCTTATTTTTTTATGGCTATAGTTTCTCTTTTAAATTGACATTTTTGACATTAGTCTTAATAATCAATAAGTTAAGTAAATATAATTGGTATAAATAGTCTCATAGAGATGTCGAATTTGTACATAAAAGAAGGGAACCTAAAGAGGTCCCCCGTTTGATTTATCCATTGAAAGCACAAAAAATAAAATTACATGCAACAATCTCCTCCCATCATATCCTCTTTCATACTACCTAAAGCTACCGCCTCAGACATAGTAGAAATCTTTTCAGCACGCTTAATGGTCTTCTTTAACTCTACTGCTTTTTGGATTCCTGTAGTACTATTCATCCTGTTGTTGATCAACATACCGGCATTTACATTCAAGCCATATCCGGCTCCTCTCTGTTGGTAAATACTGTTCGATAAATTTAATGGCTTCTTCATATTGTTATGTTTTTAAGTTTACATAAAGGTAAGATATTTTTGAATACGAGATATGTGTAGTGTTGGGGTTATACCCCCATTTGACGTTGGCGTGCCCGAATCCGAAAGTGACTTTTTTTTGAGGGGTGGGGGTGCTACTTCGTCTATTCCTTGCCGTTATTTTGGCGTTTTCGTGTACACGTTCCCGTTACGTTAGTGCCGTTCGTGTATCCGTTCCCGTTAGCTTACTTCGTTTGTTGGTATCCGTTACCTAACTTCGTTTACACTTATCCGTTACCTAACTGAAATGCATAAACGATTGATAATAACGGCATTGCATAGACGAACTAAACTAAATGATAAGCATAGACGAAGGCGATTACCCCTACGCGTCCCCGTTAGTATCCAAACAAATTGCCATAATTACCAACCAAATTTTAAATGTTAAAATTTTCACAAAAAACTGTCATCGGCTTTAACAATTCGTTAACAAAATTCTTTTAACATTTCGTTAAGGAATTGATAGTGAATTATTCGAAATTTATTACTATCTTCGCTATAGTTCTTTATTAGTTTGTTGCAGTGTGGCTGATGTCCCTTTCAGCTTGGAACGTTCTTTGAAATTAAAAAAAAATGTTATGTAAAAATATTTACATATTACAAATGAGTAAATTCGGTAAAGGCAATTTTATGCTCATTACTGAAAATACACTTCAAATACGTATTTCAAATACGGGTTATTAAACTATAAATATTAATCATTAATCATTAAAAAACAAAAAAAATGAGCACAAAAACAACATTTGAAAAAGTACAAACAAGTACAGAATTAGTTAAAGGGTTATTATTTGACAAAGTGAATGAGAATAACCTAAATGTAACAAAATGTAACATTAAGAAGATGGAAAGTAGTTTCAATTTAGCTGAAACATTCAGAAAAGTTGATATTTATTACAATTCAGAAACTTGTAAAAAAGAATTGGAAAGATTGAATATTCAAGAAACAAAAACAAAGTTTTTCAATTCTATTTTTGGTATTGCCGAAAGAATGATACAAAGATATATTCAAATAGGCAAAATTGTTTTTAAGGATAAAGAATTAAAAACACAATATCTAACAAGTAACAGAAATTTAGAATTAACTGACTTTATTAAATTCAGTAAAAATGAACCCGAAAATATAAAGGATAAAAAACTGAATGATAACACAACAAAAACAAACAAGCCTAAAAAATACACCTCAGAAAATAAACACGTTGAAGCAAAAGTATTTGAGGGCACAACAAAAAAAGATGTTATTCAGTTAGTTAAACAATTTATGAATGATTACAAAATTAGTGTATCTGAATTAACGCCAAAAGTAGCAAAGAAAACTACAAAGAAAACTACAAAGAAAGTAACAAAGAAAGTAACGCCAAAAAATGCTGAATAGTATTCAGCCGATATTAGCCACTGGTTCGCCAGTGGTTAATATTTTTTTTGTGCCCGCACTATCATCGGTCGGGCAATGTGGTCAATGTGGTCAATGTGGTCAATGTGGTCAATGTCACAACAAGGCGTATTTCAAATACGGGTTCGATTCCCGATGTGACGCGAACAACAAAAAAATATTGTTTGTCCTTTTTTTGCAACGCTACAGTTATAGCAACTGCAGTGTAGAGTGTTTTTTGGGCAAATTTCATAAAAAGTGCACTCGGGTGCACTTCTAAAACAAATCAAAATGAAAAAATCGCATCTCTATTACGCAACGAGAGTATTCTTATCAGCGTTTCTCACAATCTTCGCATTGTGGTCAGTTTACAATGGCAAGTTGCCGTTATTTATGTTTTTCCTTCTAATCATCTCGAGCCTCGGCTCATTGGCACTATTCTCTTTTGAATGGGAGCAGTGGATAAGGAACAGGCAAAAGTGGAACAAATTTTTACAAAAACTAAATAAGTAAACAATGCAAAAAGAACAATTAGAAAGATTACTCAACACTGCTTGTGAAATCATAACCGAATTAGAGCACAATGCAGACGAAGGGCAAATGAAAAGAATAGATGCTATGTTCAATGAAATATTATACTCAGACGAAATTGACATAGATATGAGAGCAGATGAGCAAGCACAAGATTGGGCAACCTTTAAACAAAATAAAATCTAATAATATGCACAGAGACACACTCAAGCTAATCGTAATCTATTTGATAGCATTGGCAGTCATCGGACTGTCATCATGCCGTATTTCGCGTCCTGCCGGCTGTCCTGACACATGGGGCAAAGTCGGTTATCGTTAACCAAACCCGTATTTCAAATACGGCTTAAATAAAATAAAATGGTATCAACAATATTTGTATCAATTGCAATAATCTTCGTCTACGTAGTATGCCTAATGGCACTATTGGACGTACTAAACCAACTTACAAAGTAATGAAAATTTATCTACTCATGGTCTCAAGAGACCACAATCAAGAACAAACGGCTGAGTTTGCGTACTATAGTAAAGAGGAGGCCTATAGGGTAAGAAAGATGTGGAATGATACACAAGAGGCTTTGGACAGAAAAAATGCTGAGGAGCATGGGCAGTCTTACGAAGAGTGGGTGGGAGCATGGGCTGACTATGCCTTTGTGGAGCAAGTGGAAATATTAGGCGAACCAATAAATCAATAATAATGGAGACAATACCATGTATCAAGTGTAGTAGTGCAATGCCACTGCTACGGCTTACCAAATTCGGCTACAGAAACTGCATCAAGTGTTCAACAGTCCAGCGTGTCGGTGGAGTACCAATTACCAACCACAAGACAGGCAACACGATACAGGTAGTGGACATGGACACAGCCAAACAAATTAACAGACTTGCCCAACGCAAAGGCTACGGAGTTTGCAGTGGCATGAAACATAATTAAATCATCATTAAATAAAACAAACATGGAACTAAAATTCAAAAACGGGTGGAATATTTCACTCAAAGAATGTGACTCAACTATTGAGTTGAGGGCATTGAAGGATGACTGCGATAAGGTATTCTCAAATGAGTTTACTCATGATGAGTTGGCAAAAAAGTTGTCAGAAATAATGGAGTTGGGCGAAAACGACTACATCAAGTGGAAGGTTGTATTTTATGAAGGTAACACGTACTATGGGTGGAATGAAGTCGGGTACAGATACTTTGACCAAGAACCGAGCGAGGACGAAGTATATGATGTGATAAAAGAATTACATGCTGATGATGCTCGGATTTACGATACCGATATGAAATATTTAAAAACAATCAACTAAAACCAAACAAACATGACACAGAAAGTATACGTAGTAGTGGAATTGTACATGGGCAGTTACGACGTTCGTACAAAACCAATACATTGTTTCACAGACAAAGAGGCGGCTGAACTATATGCCAAAGAAGGTAATGAAAGTCAAGAGGGCAAAGACTTCATACGAAGGCATGCCTGTGACGATGTCGAGTTCAAATTCTTTATTCAAGAAATTAAATACAATTAAACATGGTAAAATTAATCTTAGCATTAGACAGAGCCAAAGACTCATTCATTGAGCAGTTGGACAAGCAGTTATTTTTCTACATGCACATCGGCTCGGGTACAAATGAGAGCCCAATGTGGATGCAACTAAATCCTTCACGAGGCGGCAACACGTTGCAGTTTGAGAACTCTCAGAAGAGGGGTATCTCTTTCGAGGTGCCATTATCGGACAATGACAAAAGAATTATCAGTGATTGTTATAATGAGTCGTATGACTACTTCAAGCATGTCAAGTACGTACACATCAGGGACAACTACCCTACTGTTTGGAATGAATTGGCAGATGGTGTCAATGGAGAAAGAATTAATAACTTTTTAAAATCATACAACAATGGATAACGTATTCAAATTAAAGGAGCACATCGCTAAGGTAAACAGACACATGTCTATTATGAAGGATGCACTAAACGAATTAGAGGACGTCATCGTTAAAATAAACAACGATGAAAACTATCACTCTGTCCTCGAGGAAGTTTGGGTTGTATATAACCAAGACCTCGACTTGATTAACAAACTCGCAAACAATCGTGACGTGATTTTGTACGAAACATTAGAGGAGGCTTTAAAGGATGTATTCAGTGGAATGTCAAGACCGATGATGGCGTGTGATATCCCTATGAAATGGCGTAACTATATTATAAACCAACTAAAACATTCATAAACATGGAATTTATCTGCGTAAACAAAAACAGAAAAGTATTCAACACGAGCAAAGGTGCAGTCGTGATTGACATTGTAAACGTACCAAAGTATCGCATTGGAGACAATGAGTTCACGGAGTACGACATGCGACATCTTCAACTTCAAGTGGCTCAGGGTTTAATAGACCACGAGGCAGCCACTGAATTAGGGATAGTAGACTCATTAGGTGTAAAGTTTGAGTTCCGTCCTGACGGGTGTCTTATAAACAATGTGCAGGGGTACGACCAAACATCAAGATATACGCTTGACTTACTTAAAGAGAAACGTAAAGAGCGTATTTAAAATACGCATCATTCATAATCAAAAACAAAAAACATGTTAACAGCACAAAACAACAACTTCTTTGAAGGCTTCACAATGACCTTCGCAAACGGATACACTATATCCGTACAATTTGGAATTGGTAATTACTGCTCAAGAAATGAAAATGACAAAGCAGTGTCGGCAGAGATTGCCATTTGGGACAAAGACAACACATGGTACAACTTCGGTGACGACTTAGTCAAAGGGCATTGTTCGCCTGATGAGATTGTGACGTGGATGAGAAAAGCAAAAGAGTGTGAGTACACAGGAGACAAATGGGTATTGTATAACTCAGAGACAGAGCAGGTGTGGTGTAATAGTGAGGACAAGATGTATGTGTATGACAATAAAGATGAAGCAATGTGGGATTATTGGGGAGATACTTGCGTACCAACAATGGTAAAAGACTTGAAGGGAAATGAAAGAGAGAAGGCATTGACTCAAGAACTAAATCAAATCATTCTTTTTTAACCAATAAAATCAAATCAACATGCTACATGTAAGCAAGAGTTTCAGGAAGTTCCTGAACGACAGCGACAACAGAGTCGCTTATTTTCTAATGCGAGCCATCTACTACGAAGGGTGGGGGTACAAAGCACATCGACTCATGGTTAAGACAGACGAGGTTAACTACCTCACGCTACGAGATGACGGCACAATTAGTTATCTACCTAAGGGTAAGGAGCACAAACTTACTGACGATGGTCGGTGGGCAAGGGATGGCAGACAGAATGGTACGGCAGGCAAGATTATCAAGAAGGTACTAACGCCTCGTGCTATCAAGTTATTCAAAGAGGTTGAGTTCACAAACTTTGTCAATCAGTACAAAGCAGCGTGTGACGCTGAGTGCAAAGAGTTTATCATACGTCCGAACATTGACATTCCCAACATCTATTGTATGAATAGAGAGGAGGGGCATGCAGGTCTCAACGACTCATGCATGAATGGGGATGAGGAATACTTAGAAATTTACAAACACTGCCCACATGTACGCATCCTTACAATGATGAACAAAGAGGGGCGATTGGCAGGTCGGGCACTGCTATGGAACACCGAGGACGGTGTGCTCATGGACAGAGTGTATGTGGCAAAGGAGCACTACTATGACATGTTCGTAGAGTATGCTGAGACCAATGGGTTCATCCGCAAGGTCGAGTACAAATCGTATCGGGACAAGGATAGGTATGTGAAGGAGGGAAATGTGTACAGAAAAGCGTACAAGATTGCCACTCCTACTGAGTTTGACTACTATCCATACATCGACACGTTCACGTATGGTGGCGATGGCTTTCTATGTAACGACAACTCTTTCTCAGGTATTCAGTATGAGTATTGTCAAACCGGAGGCACGAGGGATGGCGATGACTACGAAGAGTGTGCAGCGACGGGAGCAAGATACCATACTGATGACCTTAGGTACATAGAGCGTGGTAGGTATGCAGGAGAGAGTATTCACTACGAGTTGGCTGTGTATTGTGAGACCGATAGGAACTACTACCATGAGGATGACGGCAACTTGATATACTTAGAAAGCAGAGGGGCACACTATCGAGCAGATGACGATGACATAGTAGAGATTGACGGAGACTACTACCATAAAGACTACGACGATGTAAAGTATTCTAATTGGACAGGAGAGTATCACTTAGGCGATGACGTTATATGGTGCGACCATCATGACGATTACATACTTCGTGAGGATGCAGTGCAAACACCTGATGGAGGTGTATTCCATAAGGATGACATAACAAGCGTAGACTAATAACACATAAAACAAATCAAATGACAGAAAAATTAAAAGAGGTACTTAGTATCCAATCGGTCAGCCATGACCAATTCAGAATGTTTGCGTACATAGTACGCCAAGTCAAGCAGATACCCAACACCGTCATGTTCATTGACGATGGCAATCTGTATATCACAAAGGGTGACGCACCAACGTATCCGTGTATGGTAGCACACATGGATACGGTGCATGACATTACTGATGACTTGTTCCCATTGGAGTTCAATGGTATGATTACAGGCTTCGATCGAATTAACATGGAGCAGGTCGGTATCGGTGGCGATGACAAGGTCGGTATCTTCATTGCACTTGAATGTCTCAGGGAGTTTGATGATATGAAGGTCGCGTTCTTCAGAGACGAGGAGGTAGGGTGCATGGGTAGTTATGGTGCACAGATGTCGTTCTTCGATGACTGCAGGTTTGTGCTTCAGTGCGATAGGCGTGGCAATAGTGACTTCATCATTGATGCGAGTGGAGTCGAGCTGAGTAGCAAATGCTTTCAGGATGACGTGCTCCCAATCATATCAAGCTATGGCTACAAGTTTGCCAATGGCATGATGACCGATGTCATGGCACTGAAAGAAAATCAGATAGAGGTAAGCGTAGCTAACATATCGTGCGGCTATTACAATCCTCATTCGCCTCAAGAGTTCGTTGACATATTTGATGTGATGTCTTGCTTAGATATGTGCAAAACTATCATCCGCTATTGTACCGACACGTACACGCACCGATACAAACCACGCTATGTTGCACCGGTTGCTCCGTATTCTAAATACGGCAAGCACGCAAAAACAAACAAGTTTTGGGATTGGGGGGCACCCAAACAAACAAGTATATTTTGGGAAGAAGAAGAAATTAAAAAGACGCCCGTGGTAGATACGTACTGCAAAGATTGTTGGAGAGAACAAGCGGTTACTGTAGACGGCTTATGTATGCAGTGTGAAAGTTGGTATTCAGATAACATGTTATGGTAAACAATTAAAACAATTATACAAATGAAAGAAAAATTAGTAGACAGAATTATTGAAGACTTGAAAGCAAATATATATGACTCAGAAGAGTATATATTCGACCTCGTAAGAGAGGCTCTCATGCAAAGAACTATTGATGACTTAAAAGAAATAAACAATTAAAATCAAATCAATATGACACTAAGCGAAACAATTCACGAGTACCTACATGATTGGTACTGTGCAATGCCGATACCGGCACTAAATGAAATTCATCAGTTAACCCCAAATCATCTTTACATGGTACCAAACGACTCGTTTGATGATGAGTTAAATGTTCTAAGAGATGAGTGGTATGAACTTGACTTAACAGAAAAGTTAGAGATACACGACAGATTACACGACAAATACGAATCATTCACAAATCAAATCAAATTAAAATGAAAAAAACAATCCTGCTACTACTAATAGTAGCACTATGCTCATGCCGTTCAACATACCCGGCACAAAAAGGTATGGTATTAATAATCACAGATAAACAATACAAATGACAAACAACATCTTTTACTTTGAAGATTGGATAATGACAATGCTATCAAATAGCGATTACTCGGAAATGGAGTTAATGGAGTTTGAGGAGCATTATCAAAATCTATTGAACTTCGAAACAAACACAAACAATTTCATAAAACTAAAAACAGATTAACATGTTAACAGACAATCAAAACAAATTACTCGAGGACCTAAGAAGAGAGTTCTCGAAGATGAACACCCCCACTAAAGCAGTGGGGGGCGGACTAATCAACAGAGCAGAAATAGACAACAGACTAAACGAGTCGGCTAAACGAAAGGCTGAGTTGAATTGCATAACAGATGCTACAGAAAAGGCAGTATTAGAGTTGATGGACATAGACATGGAACGACTCAATTATGACCTGATACCTATGGGTATTATTGCACAACGAAACGCAAACAATAAGTTCTTTGTACGTATAGATGGAATTGACAAGCAAGACCGAGACTTATACATACAGTTTCAGTACAGAATGGTCCGTGCATATGAGGACTTATCTGATAGGTCAGGTTGTACTTTCTACACTGGATTTCATAGCATAGAGTTTTCTGACTACAGATTTGAATCTATTGATAAAGTGTGTCAGTACGATAGGTTCACAAGGAATATTGAAGACATGTATAAATTAATCAAAAATAAAAATAAATGCAAGTAACAAGAACAAGTCAGTTATCAGGTGTGACACACACAATGGACTTAGACGTAACAAAAGAGCAACTCGATAGGTTTGAAGTAAGAAGAGAAACCGGAGAGTATATTCAAAACATTTTCAATAATCTATCCGCATCGGAAAGGGAGTTTATTCTATCGGGAATAACACCTGATGAGTGGAACAAAACTTTTAACATTTAAAATTAAACAACATGGGAAGATATTATTCAGGGGATATCGAAGGCAAGTTTTGGTTCGCTATCCAATCATCAAATGCAGCAGATCGTTTTGGTGTAACAGGAGAAACGCCAAGCACGTTGTGGTATTTCTTTGACGAATCTAACTTAGATGACATCAATGCAGAGATAAAAAACATTGAGGACAAGTTAGGATTCAAGAAGATTGTCATAGACAAGTTCTTTGCAGACAACAACATGGGTTGGAGTGATGACAAGCTTAAGGAGGCACACATAACTAAGGCAGAGTTGGAAGACTATGCTGACTTAGAGTTAGGAAAGAAAATCAGAGACTGCGTAGTGGAGCAAGGCTCATGCAGTTTCGATGCAGAATGTTAACAATTAAAACTATATACCATGGTAACAAAAGCAACACTTGCGATGCTCGAGATGACAATCATAGAAGATTACTTCGAGTACATTATTGACAGCCGTACTAACGGTCAGCATGAGCAATCTAAGGCGCTCTTCAGTGAGCTATCTGACAAGCAACAATCAGCGTTCTTTGATTGGGTAGAACAGACGTACTACTACGATGCTGATGACATGAGCGAGTACATAACCGAAATGCAGAACATTAAAAAATATTTCGAATGAGAAAACGTATAACGCCTAAGATTAAAGAGATACTGCAGTAATCATGCAATGAACTCAATTCGTGAGGATAATAAAATCACTGATGCGTACAGAAGGTGCGTGTACAAAGGCTTTATGTATGTCCTAAAAGCTACACCTAATTTACTATTTTATAACAAATAAACAATTACAAAAATGACAATCGGAATTTACAAAATGACAATCGGAGACGGAAGTTCTCATTACTTTAAAGGCATTGATGACCTTAGAGACTTTGCAAAAGAAATCATACTTGACTCATGGCCTACGGCTATGACTCTTGATGACTTAAAAGATGACAACAATGTTATCAAGTTTATAACCCAAGATTACGGAGAGAAGATAGAATTGCTTTTTGATGTATCTATTAACGACTTTTTAAAACCAATCCCCCAATTAATCTAATGGAACAAAAAGAAATCAGAGACATGCTCAGGCATGTAGAGACCTACCCACAGAGCGTGTTCAGTAGGTTTGTATTTAACAACAACAACAAAGCAGCCGACTTGATTGACTTTATGATGTGGGTGGAAGGCAACACTATTATGGTTGGCACCGATGGCGGATGGGAACGCTATATGATAAACGCTGACAATTATCTGTTCAATCCGGAGACTTATGACACATTAGTAGAAAAATATTTAGCACAATTAAATTAAATCAAATGAACATTTTTGAAATCCAAACAACATCAGACAGCGACAGCAACTTCTATCTACTTACTGACATCAACAGAATCACAATCGAATTAACAATCGAAAAGATGGTTCAAGGAGAAAGGGCAGAAGGTCCTAAGAAATTTTATTATAATGAAGACTACGTTGATAAACTCAGAGAATTGTTTCCAAAAGCAGTAATCATTCAATACGACACAATACCATTAATTGAAATCTAAATTAAAGCAAATGACATTACAAAAAGCAGAACAATTAGCCATCAAGCTGATGGAGAAACATGAGCTCAATCAAAAGGGTTGGAAGTTCAAATTTGATCAGGCAAAAAAGCGTTACGGATGCTGTATGCACTCACGAAGAATTATATCTTTGTCATCGCCACTGACACAAATCAGGCAGGACGATAGGGTTAGAAATACGATATTGCATGAGATTGCACATGCACTTGTTGGACCGGGACATGGGCATGATGACGTGTGGAGAAGAAAAGCACTGGAGATTGGGTGTAATGGTCAGCGGTGCTCCAATGACGCAAGCATCAAAGGGAGTTGGGTAGGCGAGTGTCCCAATGGACATGTGTACTACAAGCACCGAATGTCTAAGTCCCAAAAGTCTTGTGGTATATGCTATCCAAGCAAGTTCAATGAAAAGTATTTAATCACATTTAAAAAGAAAAAACATGAGCAACATCTTGTGCTGTCCTAAGTGCGGACAAAAAACTGTTCAGATAATCAGCCATGAGTACATGAGACTGAATGATTTTGAGTATCCGTTTCCTAAAAAATTGTTTGGTAAGTTTCAATGCCTACAGATGCATTGCCACGAGGTATTCAATGCAATACTCGATGTAAGCTTTAAGCAAGAGGTTCATCCTCAGGAGGTGCTTAATGATGTAAGCAAAGCAATTATCTACCTGAAGAGCAAAGGGTACTACACTGACAACCTTTGGTGCATTGATGATGTGAAGATGGGTTATGAATGTACTGATGAAGAAGCTATGAAGGTACTAGCAGATACATTCAATAACGATGCAACCTACAACACCATATGGGA